CTCCTGATCCTCCTGATCCTCCTGATCCTCCTGATCCTCCTGATCCTCCTGATCCCCCCGTAGTATGCGATTTTTTTCAGTGCACTGGTAATCCCGATGATCCAGTTGCACCTGATGTGGCTGGTAAAGTTTTTGATTGCGAACTTTGTGATTATGTAGACATACCACAAGAACAAGAGTGCTGTACGGATCTTGATGCTTTCCAAGACGCCTTACATTCAGGTTTTGAATACGACGGCAAGACCTGGGGAGTTTGTGGTAGTTCTAGTTCCTCATCGAGTAGCTCTGGATCAAGTCTCTCTGGCTCTAGTAGTAGTAGTGGCTCGAGCATCAGTGGCTCGAGCATTAGTGGCTCAAGCATTAGTGGTTCGAGCAGTAGTGGCTCGAGCATTAGTGGCTCAAGCATTAGTGGCTCAAGCATTAGTGGTTCGAGCAGTAGTGGCTCGAGTGGCTCTGGTGGATGTGATTGTCCTGTTTATTGTATTCAGGAGATTGACGGAGCTACAGGAGAAGTGATAACGCAAGAGGAAATACAGTTCTTTTATGAGTCCAAGGAGGAAACTCTCTATGAATTCGCAGACACGCTACCAGATGGGGGTGGTGTATGTAACGCGTTCTTTTTGGGCGACACTCAATTAACAATGTATATTGAGTATAATGCTAATTGTAACTTGAAACAGGATTGGATAATAAGTTACATTCCAGGTTTACTTGATCCCCTAATTGTTCCTATTAGCGGAGGTGATTTTTGGCATGATGGGAATCAATACATTTTTACTGAGGGGCCTTGTGGTTCAAGCTCTTCATCTTCATCCTCATCTAGTGGGTCTAGTGGTGTAGACGAATGTATATGTGTTGTTTTGACATACAACGGCCAATCTTTTCAATACACAGATTGTTCACAATTGATACCTGGAACAAATCGTAGGATTTGGACATGGGGATCAGCAACGCTAACCGAAACTGCGGGTGGTTTTGAGCTGCAGATGAACCATCAGACTGCATTGTTCCCTACGCTTGATTCTTTTTTAGCGGCTTTATCTGGTGGTTACAATTTAGGTAACGGCACTATATCGGAATGTCCTTCGTCTTCTAGTTCAACCAGTGGTGGTAGCTCAGGAAGTCCTGGGCCTTGTGAAGGCGAGTTTTGTGTTGAATGGGAGGATGCTAACCCATTGACTGGGACACAATATGCAACAGGAAGGCTGGAGACGGTTTTAAATGGTGTCACTTACGGCAACGATACCTTTGACGGAATATACGAATATGAGTGCGTTGGCATATTTGATGGTCCTGCTGGAATAGGTCAAGGCGATTTAATGTTACGCAGTGGGTATATCACGAAGTATTCAGGCCCACTGGGCACTACGTCATCTATACTGCTATTCCAAGGCACTGAATGGAATTGGACATTGGATGGTGAACCAGCACCGAACGGCCCAAACAACAATGACTTTACAGGATTGTGGTTGGATGTTGGGGTAGGTTTTGATCTCGAAATCTCTGATGGGCCATGTCCGAGCAGTAGCAGTAGTAGTAGTAGTAGTGGCAGCTCTGGTGAGGAAGAATGCAAAATTTGTCTGCTTACTTATATTGGGTTAAACAGAGAGTATTTAAAGTCGTCTGTGGAGATGTATGGTACACGCATGCCATACTCAGACGCTGCCGATATGTATCCTAACATGTTTGGTTTCGACCCAGATTATTCTATTTGTGTTTTTCCTTTTGAGGATTACACCTCCAATGTTTTTGGACACATATTTGTGCAAGGCGATTACATACGTCTGCAAACAGATCAAGCTAGACATCAAATCCCCTACCAATATGCAGGCTACGAATACGATGTTATTATTGGAGGTTGTCCTAGTGGCAGCAGTAGTTCCAGCGATTCATCGAGTGGTTTATCTAGTGATTCATCGAGTAGCTCATCCATTAGCTCCTCTAGCGATTCATCAAGTAGCTCTAGTGGCTCATCGCGTGACTCATCGAGTAGCTCAATGAGTGGTAGCTCTAGTGCAGGCTCAAGTGGTAGCTCTAGTGTTATTTCGAGTGGTAGCTCTAGTGTTAGTTCTGGTTCTAGTTCCAGCAGCATTAGCAGCAGTAGTAGCTCTAGCGGAGCATCTAGTGGAAGCCCTAGTGGAAGCTCTAGTGGAGCATCCAGCGGAGCATCCAGCGGAAGCCTTAGCGGAGGTTCTAGCGGAGGCTCAGTAGGCTCAGACTCGGGTTCATCATTGGGTTGCTGCACGCCAGATACGATAACTATAAGTTGGTCATATATAGATTTCAGCACATACCCTTCCACAACTAGGTCTTACACGGAAACTTTAACGAGGAGTAGTTGCACATTTTATTATAGAGAAACTCCAAAGGGAGAATGCGTTTATTATCCTGGCATACCAGGTATTGAATATATCGGGGTTCAATATGATGGATCAAGTTGGAATGCATTTGGAGGGGAGAACTGTTTTGCTAGTCAAGCAGAGGCTTATGGAGGCACTGACCCATGTGATCCAACTGGCACATATCAAGAATACTACTACGGAAACCCAACAGGGGGAACATGGACAATATCATGAAGTTTTTACACATACCAAAAACAGCAGGGCAAAGTGTTGCTGAAGCTATGGGCAGCTCTGCAAGTTATCTGAGGCATAAACGTGTTAGTGAGGTGCAAAGTAATGACGACATTATGACTGTTGTTCGCAACCCATATGATCGTGCTGTAAGCTCTTATTACTACCTAAAAAACCTACAAGGTGATGCACCGATAATGCAGGATTTATTTCAATCGTTAAACGGGTTTTGGGATAAGATATACAACGCGCCTAAGAGTGGCATCGAACATAAACACATGAAACCTCAGATGTGGTTTATAGGAGATGAGGATGGCAATGTATCATCACAAATCAAAGTTTTGTTGAGATATGAGACACTTGAGCAACAGTTCAAACAGTTAGCTTTGCAAGAAGGTTTTGCTGAATTGCCTGTCATTAACGCATCTAAGCTTAGACCAAACACACATTGGCAGAATGAGTTGAGCGAGGAATCCATTACACAGATCGGAGAGTTGTATGCAGACGACTTTGAACACCTCAACTACGAAAGGATAAGCTAATGGCAGATAGGATGTGAACGTTTCTGAGTGAAAACATGATTATTAAAACTGTGTTATAATACCCAGCATGGAACAACACGACGAGAACAAGAACGCAAATGACTTGTTTACAGAAGATCAGATAAGTTATTTAAAACAGCATTTTAATATTGCGGATGCTGCTCCTAGCCCAGTGGGTCGCCATGCTTCTGTCCCCAGTAAATACACTGCACATACAGTCATTGATTGCGTAGATAGGGGTGAGTGTGCTACTGAACTTGAGGAGCGTGAACGGCAACTGTCAGAGAACCCTGCGTTGCATTTTGTTTCTGACGTTGTTTCTGAGGGCACTCCTCTATCAACACAAGTTGAGCACAGTAACACTGCATCACAAGATAGGGACGAGGTGGTGACATTGGAGGAAGTGGATACATCCAAGTTGTTTGATCTGCACCAGTGGTTTAAGCATACAAGTGTTGTAAGTTTGGATAAGTTCCCGAAGAGGTGGGAGATTTTTCAAGAGCGGGCTACGAAAGCAGGCTTAACTGGTTACAAGAAGTTTCATGCTATTGAGGGTGACAAAGTGCCCCCCTCTGGTTGGTTTAGAGGAGGCAATGGAGCGTGGGGATGTCTTATGAGTCATTTGCGTATTGTCCAAGACGCTTTGATGGATGATAAGCCTGGACACATTCTTGTCTTTGAAGACGACGCTGTGTTTAGTGATGACTGGCTTGAGCGCATGCACAGGATCATGGACGAGGTGGGTGATGATTGGGACATGCTTTATCTAGGAGGCCAGCACTTACACATGCCTCGTGTGAAGCCATACAGGATGACTTTCAACAAGGAGGTGGTTAATGCTCGCAACATCAACAGAACGCATGCATTTGCTATAAACAAGAGGTTTTTAGGGAAGTATCAGCAACACATTATGTTTGCCCCTGATTACATCGAGGCAAAGAGCAATTTTCACATTGATCACCAGTTGGGCATTTTGCACCAACACCAGAATTACAGTATTTTAGCTGCACAGCCTTGGATTAATGGGCAGGGAGCGGGCTTGAGTTGGACGTGTGGACGCAAGACGGGCGAGAACTGGTGGAAGATTAAAGAGGAGCAAATTGCACAGAGATAATGGTTGCGCCCGATAAAGTTAAGAGTGTGCGTTTCCTTACTTGGGGTAAGAATTTCAATAAGTTTTACAAACCCATTATGGACGCTCACCGCAATATGGGGCATGAAGTGGATTTGCTTTGGTATAATAAATGGAACTTGGCTAAATTAGAGAGAGCTAACCCAGATATTGTTTATTTTTGGAACGGTGAATACAGTTTTTTGAGTCGGGCTAAGAAATGGTGTGCTGACAATAATATACCTAATTTTTGTTTGGAGCTTGCGTGGTTCCCGCAAGGCAAGAGTGTTTATTGTGATTATCATGGAACAAATGGTAGATGCTCCTTGCATTTCGACGACTTATCTTGGTTGGAGCAAGATGATTACACTCGTTTGCTTTCAAAAAGGGAGGAATACCGAGATGGGCTTAGTGAATGGTCTGGCAAATATGTTTTGGTTCCTTTGCAATTGACGCACGATACGACTATGCAGCGGTGGTCGCCTTTGAAGGCTAACGCTAAGGTCATTGAAACTGCTTTACGCATGTTTCCTGATAAGAAGGTTGTTTTTAGAAGGCACCCTAAAGACAAGAATAAATATCATGATCTTGAGACTGAATATAATATTAAAGTGGACTGGGAGTTTGGTCATTCACGCTCATTGAAAGAAATGATTCTTGGTGCAGATTTAGTGTGGGGAATGAATAGCACTGTTTTGAGTGAGGCTGCCCTTATGGGTAAGCCTGTTATTGCAGCTGGCAAAAGTTTTCTCAATATTGGCCAGAACCGAGAGCAAGCACTGGCAGCTATGATTGCAAGGGAAATACCTATAGATACAGAAGACATAACTCCATGGACTCGCAGGGGCAGGGGCTTGGAACACCTATCTCTTAATGCATGATAAATTTACATGTTTATTGGATGCAGGGCTGGGATAAGGCACCACCGCGGGCGCTAAGAAATAGGGATGCCTGGATTGATGCTGGTTTTAATGTCACCTGTTGGGATGATGAAAATGTCGGAGTAAAGTTTAAGCGTTTAATGCCTCCAGCTATGCGTGCAGACATTACTTTGGCTAGGGCTATGTGTAATCTGGGTGGTGTGGCTGTTGGCGCAGATTCTTCTCCTTTGGATGTTGAGTCATGGAAAAAGTCTATAAAAATACTACCATACTGGAGCGGTCAAATTATATGGCAGAGCAAAAAGAGCAGTATAGGGCGACCTAATCAAAGACCTTACATAGCTGGCAGTTATTTCAACAAGGGTAATCCATTCATCAAAGATGTAGTAGCTACTCACGATATTCTTTTGAAGCGTAATTATAAGAGGACTCCAAACCCTTTTAATCTTACTGGCCCTAAACTTTGGGCTAAAATGTATGGCAAGCATTCGCGTTATGTTAATGTTATTGCTGGAGGGCATGCTTTCTTGAAGGAGCCTCGCATCGCTGGAACATCAAGTAATGCATGGCTTGACGCTGGTTTTGCTAACGATTGGAAGGGAACAAAAAAACAAGTGTGGAAATGAAATTCTTAGTCTCATGTGATAACTCTCAAATGTATGCTCCTTACTGGCCGCATTTAAAGCGACATCTGGAAAATAGATTTGGTTGGACAGCTCAATGTCTTTTTGTGGGCGACGATCATGACCCGATGCTTAAAAGGCTTCGCAATGAAGCTGGATCTGACAGCATTACTGTATTGCCGAAACCTGAGGGGCAATTGCCAGTATTGGCTGCAGCAGCTTGGGGAAGGTATTATTTGGCGAAACTATGTCCTCCCGACGAGGTGGTTTGCACATTAGATATTGATCAATTTCCTATTTCTAAGCGCATATTTCTTTTGGCGGGTGATCCTGGACAGGATTATCAAGTGTTGGTCAATAGGGGGGAATCTTTTCGAGACCCCAATGCCGACATGCTCAAGCCTACTTGGTGTAGGGGTAGACGTTCACCACCAAGGTCAATTATTGGTGCTTACTATCACATCGCTAAGGCATCCACGTTTTGCGATGTTCATCAGTTTCATGACGATTGGGCGCAGGAGACACAACGGATGTATGATGCTTCTTCTGATTTGTTTACTATGAACAAAAACCATAGCAATCAGACCGCTTCTTGTGTTGGCTTAGATGAGTCTTGGGGCACAGCAAATATAAGGCGCTGGATGTTTGCTGGTGGTAATGTGCAGTCGCCATTGGGTTTTGGTTGGTTTGTTAAGAAGAGACGCAGATTGGAACGTCATTTTAGGCGAGTCAATCCTGACAGTTTTGATCTGGCTGCTTGGGTAGATAAATTTGAACGTTTGCCATGAAGTTTGTGACAACACAGTTAAGAGGTCGGCTCGGTAATCAGATGTTCCAAATTGGAGCTTTATATACTTATGCCAAGAGACACCATTACAGGCCTGTGTTACGCAACAGCACTCATGATTACCCCGTCGTTTTTAGGCGTGTCAATTTTGATAATGATATTGCAACTTCAAACTACAAAGTCCTAGAACACAATCATTTTGGTTACTCTGAAATCCCTGTTGATGACTCGGATGAGTCTATAAACATCCATGGACATTATTGTTATTTTCAACACGAAAATTACCTTGATAAGGATTTAACGAAGGACTTGTTTGCTATACCTGAAACACTGAGAGAATCTCTGACCAACAAATACCCTGATATTGATACCAGATGCTCTATACACATACGGAGGGGTGATTATGCTAGGAGGCGAAGGGGTGGTAAACGAATATGGCCTACACACGCTGTGGATTATTTGAACAAAGCCAGATCTTATGTGCATTCAAGCAACTTCTTGGTGTCTAGTGATGATATTCCTTGGTGTAAACGCCATCTTCCAAATGACATGAATATTTTATATGTGGATGAGGCACCTGAAGCATCTATGTATGCCATGTCACTGTGTGAACATCATATCATTTCTAATAGCTCTTTTAGTTGGTGGAGTGCTTACCTTAATTCGAATGAAAACAAGACTGTTATTGCTCCAAAGCAATGGTTCCTGAAAGACAATCCAGTTGTCTTAAGCCGCCAAGCCAACATTTACAGTAATATTCCATGTGAAGATTGGATTAGGATTTGATTCATGCTTATATCATATAAAACTATAGTTGAAACTTACGGACTCCCTAAGGGCGTTCTGCACATCGGGGCGCACATTGGTCAGGAGGCTGTGCAATATCACGGAATGGGTAGTGATCATGTGATCTGGGTTGAAGCTGATCCTGACACATACAACATATTAAAGCGTCGTGTCCTCAGGTATCCATATCATAAGTGTTATTCTTTCGCTGCTTATGACGAGGACGATTTAGAACTAGATCTTAATGTGACCAACAATGGTCAATCGTCTTCCCTTTTGGAGATGGGGACACACCTACTTCACCACAAGAAAGTAAGAGTAGTTAAGAGTAAGCCAGTGATGACAAAGAAGGTGGACACATTCTTAAGTGAGGAATTGATTGATATCCGAAATTACAATTTTCTAAATTTAGACATACAAGGGGTTGAGTTGAAAGCTCTTCATGGCATGGTGGAGAGTTTACCGTATATAGATTATATTTTTACAGAGGTTAATAAAGAGCAGATCTATAAGGGGTGTGCACAAATAGGTGAAATTGATGATTTTTTGTTATCTTTTGGTTTTCATCGGGTTGCTACTGAAATGACTAAGTGGAATTGGGGTGACGCTCTTTACATAAAAAAATAATATGTTTTTTATAGGCCACCCGTAAGCCTTAAAAAGTATGTTATGATACCACCCAAATGACCGCTCCTATTGTTACTTTTGCAACACCTAGATCAGGAAGCACGCTATTGCTGCGTTTATTGAATAGATCCACAAACACACTCACTGGAGCACGTGTTAGGTATAACGGAGAGTTGGATGTCTTGAGCTCGTGGACAAACACTGTAAAGCGGCTTCTTGATGTAGATCAGAATGGTGAAATGTCGATGGATGAGCTGGCTAAAGATACTGAATTTTTGTCACACTACCACTATGAGAAAGTGGATGTTATGATTAAACATATGGCTGAATTTCACAGGCTTTGGTGTGGAGGCGTTGATAATTGGGGTTGGAAGCTGGTGAATTACGGAGTGCATGATTACTCGTCTTTCACCGAACACGTCAACACGCTGATTAATGTGTATCCTGGGGCTCAATTTATTACACTCACTCGTTCATATGATGACACTTTGACTAGCATTAAGTCAACAGACTGGTGGGATGAAAGCTTGAGCAGCGAGGATTTAGAAAGACGCTTGTTTAACCAGCACGCTAATTACAAGAAATTGCGACAAGCTTTTGGTGGGGGTCGATGCCATCAACTAACTTACACAGACATACTAGACTACGACAGGTTTAGTGCTTTTTTATTGAAGCTTGGTTGGTGTATAGCACAGGCAGATTACGACAAGGTGCTTGGCAACAAGGTGAGGTGTTGACCTGTCTCACTCTTTGCTTAGCCAACACGTTGCTGGGAACTTTAGATCTTCGTTTTCATCATTAGCCACTTCCTTGGGTAGATGCACTTTAGCTTTAAGCTGACAACCACACACATTGCATCCCCTCAGTTGATCGTCGTGCTTTGTGCTGGCTCCTTTTGTTGCTTTGAGAAGCTTGGGTATGAGGCCTGAGCAGCCCATACAGCCCTTGATAGGGACATTATTGGGGCACGTGGTGCATATCTTTGCTCTTTTATCAGCAACATCTTGTTCTACTAGCTCTCCCCCGCTCGCTATGAAGTTTTGCACTGTTTTGAGGAATCTAGCCACTTCATTTCTTCCGATATGTTTTGCTACTGGAGCCTTGTCTTCACTTGGAGCTCCTGAATCTTCGCACATTGAGGCATAACCTGGGTTGTTACATATGTCTTCTTGCACTCTGTCAAAGAACCCATGCTGTAGATCCCCCCCGTTTTGTTTGCGTATTTTAATGATGTTTCTGATTAAGCTTTGAATATTTGAGCTGCTTATTGCTTGTGAGCCAGTTTCGTACCAGATAACAGGTTTGCTGAACTTTTTTGTTTGTTTTAGTCGTTTCATGAGAGATATGCTATATGTATTTTAACATACATTCTACACAAACAAGCCATACAACAAAGTGTGTTATAATAGTTGGCATAACACATGTCAGCATTCATCAAACTATCCGACGCTATTGAAGCTATCGAACACCTTATTGTATGTGACGATATTGTAGATTTATTGAATCGAGCAGGAGAGCGTTTATACCGCAAAGGTGCATCTCCTGGATGGACGAAAGAACTAAGTATTCCCAGCATTGATGCAAATGGTGAATTTGATGTGAGTTTTGTGAGTATATCACATGTCTTGGCATTCAAACAAGAATCCACTCCCTATTACATCACCCCTGTTGAAACCACTTACAGAACGGACAGGAGTGGTGGAGATCGTTTTGTCGATCTTGGTTACAAACCAAACCATTGCCACTATCGCACATACAGGCTCCCACAGGAGCTTTTAAGACAGGACGGCGACTACAGTGCTTATGAGGTGAAGGCATTGGTCAAGATGGCTTATCAGCCTGTGGTTGCTGAGACGGACACTTTCCCTTTCCAGAACTTGGATCCACTGAAGCTGATGGCTATGGCTATACAGTATGAAGACAACAGTGATCCAGAACGTGCGGCTATGTATGCCGACGCAGCTCTCGAAGAACGCGAGTCCGATTCTGTAGAGTTTCGTGGGCCACAGGTGCTCACTATAGGCATATATGATCCAGCATCAGATGCCGTCACTGAAACAATCAACTAAACAAACCAATGCCAGACGAAAAAGACAAATCTAAGAAGAAGAAGCTTACATTTAGACAAAACTTGCAGCGAATTAGCGAGAGGTCTAAGCAACAAAATGAAGACTTAAAAACGAAGGCCACAAAAGAAAGGTTCGATCGTCAACAAAGAGACATCTCCAATGGTCGTCAGGGTCTTAGCACGATGGATACACGAGATGCTAAACGTAATGCTTATGCAGATAATGCCCGTGACGCTAAAGAAGCTAATGGTGGCGAGCCTTTAGATGCTGTTCAACAGGAGTTGGTTAGACAGAAGACTGCTGTCCAGAATCAGAATCTGGATATGCGGAACTACAATGATCAGCTCACCAATAATGGTCGAGGTGAGAATGCTTTTTCACAAGGCAGAGCGGCTGCTAATGCTCCCGATTCTGTAAAGCAGAGTGTTCGGGTTGCTAAATCTATCCGTAGAGACCTTCGTCTAGCACGACGTAACGCTATACGCATGGGGGACAGAGAAGCTGCTGCCAACCTTAGTATACAAGCTGCTGGAATGGGGCTACCTCTTACGGGAGTCCAACAGGCTGGATCTATGCACAAGCAGGCAGTTGGAAGCATGCAAAACAAGTTTGTTCAACAACTACAACAATTTAACAACCCACTAGCTGGAGGTAATGTTTTCCAAAAACCCAAGCCTTTCATGGATTTGGATCCTTTCAAAAAAAGGGGTGATGACGAAGGTCAGTAATACGCATTTTACACACTTAACAGCACACAGCTAACACATACACAAATAATATGGGATATCCAAGGAAGCTTAGATCGCAAGCAAATGCTATGGGTAGCGATGGTCAGTTTAACTTTTCAGCTGCTGGTGGGACAAACATGCCTACTGCTATAGGCGCTATCAATGACAGCATCAGACAGAGTGCTAAAGATAATGCAATGATTCGTAAAGAGATGGAGGATGCTGAACAGCATGATTGGCGTGTTGCGAATGCTAATGACTCTTATCAAGCCATAAACGATTTAGACCCAGAATCAGATGATTACTTGGCGCAACTAAGTGATTTAGATCCACGTGTTACTTCCCTGCCTGGCGTTGCATCCAAACTACAACTACAAGGCCAACTTCATGCTGCATGGAAGGCTGAAGACACCAAGCGTAAGGAAAATGAAGAGACAATGTGGGAAGGGATGTTTAACGATGCTCGCAAATTCGGAACTAGGGATGACGTGGATGCGCTTAACGAGATGCGCAAAGACAAGTCTTTAGGCTACGAAGATGCACGTAAATTTTTAGGTGGTCAAGGTGGGGTGTATGAAAATAAGGATAAATTTGAGGCAAAGGGAAGATCAGACGCTGAGTATGAGAATAGCAGGTTGAAAACTGAGGAAGAATACGCACGTGGTGTGGATAGATTAGATAAAAAATATAAAGGCAAACTAGGAAAGCGTGATGCTTTAGAAAGAAGAATAGCTGCTGCAGAGATAGCTAAAGACACTATTGATGCAGCTGTAGAGGTCAAAAAAATAACAGCTAAGGAGGGGGAGGTAATCACGGAAGAACAAAAACAACACAGGCTTGATAAAACCTTGGAGCGTCTCCGTGAAGAGTTGGAGAACTTGGGATTAAAGGATTATGATGACGCTATGGATGCCTTGGACAAGGGACGTGATGATTTTTACGCTCCTGAAGGTAAGGCAAACAAAAAGGCATCAGTTGATGCAGTCTTTAATTAATAGCTCGAGTAATAAACTTATTTTACAACATTACTAATGTTAGAAGAAGACAATGAGCAAGATGATGACCTGGATCTAGAAGTTGAGCAACCAGACCCTTTGACCCCACTTAGGGAGAAGAAACTCACTTTTGAGGACATAGCTACACGTCCAGAGTTTCAATCGGCTGATCTAGACACTCGCTTAGGGTATATTGACAACTTGGCTAAGCACAACAAGTCCCTGTTTGAAGGGCAGGATGCTGAGGAGGATAATCTTTATATAGATGCTCAAACACAGCTACAACAGAGGCTAGTGAGCTCTGCTGATGCAATGAAGAACGCTCCCGAGTGGAGCAAGGAGCATCACAAGATGAGCTACGATACGCTCGTAGAGTTTTACGACTCAGACAAGACTCAAGAGGACTTTGATAAGTTTGAGTATCAGCAGGCTGAAGTGAATCAAAACTTAAGAATGGGTGAGTATAGCCAATACTTAAAACCACTCAAGTCTGGTGCTGATTCCGTAGAGATGGAAGTGGGTGGTGAAGTGGCGTCTCTTACAGACTTCTCTGATGCTAAAAGCAGGGTTGAGAACGGAGAGTTTGTATACTTAGCCACAGACGATTACATATCTAATACAGAAGACGGCTACATTGATCCTGACATGCCAGCTAACATTGGTAGGGCATATGATGCTGAGAATGACGTATGGAATGAGGATGTAACACTCAATAACGTCAAGCGCATGAGTGCTGATGAGGAGGTGAAATGGGCTGAGGATATCGTCAATGCAATATCTGGAATTGAAGACGTCGAGACTTTGCAGTCTAAGATAGTTGAGATGGGTGCTACTAGATCCCAGATCACAAAGCGTGTTGGTATGGGCTTACTGTCTCTGAATACTGGCGAATACTTACTCAACTCGCTTTATGATGATTCGGCTATGTCATCTGAATACGGCAGTGAAGATGATTTCAATGAGTTTTTATCACGTAGTCCCGAGGCGTCAGAGAAGTATAAGCAGGCAGTAACACGATACAACTCTCGCAATGGAGAGAACTCTTTTTATGTTAAGCCATTACAGTGGTTGGGCAACACAGCTGTCGATATTTTAGGAGATGATGTGGATTCTGCTGAGTTAGCGGCCTTCGGCAATCTTCAACAGCAGTATGCACAAGACTGGGTGTCTCGCAACAAAGACAAAGCTGGGGTCACTCGTGATGACATTAAGGCGGTGTATGGTGAGGAAGGTAACATCAAGAAGGATTTAGGGGTCACTGGTTGGCAGGAGCTTAAAGAAACATGGCGCGGTGCTATACAGAACGCTTTTGGTAGCACAATTGGTATTGTTGGAGGTGCTGGGGGTGGTTTAATTGCCCGCTATGGTGATGAGACTTCTGCATTGGCTGACAAGATGCTTAGATTAAACACCCTCTCTGCCAAGGATTGGTGGTCTGGGCTTAAGCAAAACTTTAAGGGCGCTACTTTCGAAGAACATAAAAAACACGAGAGCAAGGTTGATAAAACATTCTTTGAGTGGCAGTCACATTACGACAACAAGCCAAGACACATGAATGCTGAGCAGCAGGCTGCTTGGGAGGCAGAGACCACAGTTTTGGTGGATAGACTTGCCGAAGAGTCAATGGCGCGTGCTACGGCTTATTTTGGTGATGAAGCTGGCAATGTTGATGATTACAATATTCTGAAGACTCCTGATCTTTTGGCAGAAGCTTCGGCTTATGCGTCTAATGCCAATCCTAAGTCTCTGGAGCGCATGCAGTCTATCTTGAGAGTGAACCCCACCACTCGAGGATACAGGAACGAGAGAGATGACTTTGCTCTGTCATTGGGCACTGACGGAATGAATAAGTTGGCACAAGGTTACTTTGGTGGTCACACAGCTGGTTGGCAAGAGCTTGGCGTAGAGGTGGCTTCAATGGCAACTGGTTATGCAGGAGCTAAGATGATCTTGAAGGCACGCAAGGCTACTAGGTTTGCCACCTTGGCTCAAACAGCTCCTAAAGAGGCTGTACAGAAGATGTTGAAGCAGGATGCTTTGATGCTTACTAAGAAAGGTAAGTTCATCAAGGCAGCATCCCGTGCGAAGTATCCAGCTGCATTGATCCCCGCTTCATTGGCTGAGGGTGCAGAGGAAGGTGTTGTTGAGCTGGGCAACCCAGACATTACATGGGATAGCTTCAAGCATGCGGTGAAGCAAGGTATGATGGGAGGCGCTGGTTTGGGTGTTCCTGTCACTGCTATTGCTGCCCACCAAACCATTAAAAACGAACAAGCTAATCGTGATTTTGTATTAGGAGAGAAGCTTGGTGAGTTGGTGGTGGAGGAACGCGATGCAATTATTGGTAAGCTCATAGAATCTGATGCGAACTTAACTGCCGAGGCTCTTTACGACGCTGAAGATGCTAGACAAGAAATCAGATCCAACACAATCAGTGTCGATGACTTGGAGTTTACACAGTCTGAGCGTGCTGCTCGATTTGAGGATGCACGCGGCAACTATCAAGAAGCAAAGAAGGCATCGGATGCTGCTCCGCAGGATGAAGCACTAAAACAAGAAGCTGCTGCGGCTTTCACTTATGCTGTAACGGCTAAGCAGATGTATGAGGAGTCCACTCAGGCACTGATTGATGCTGGTAAGATAGATTTACAGTCTAAAGAAGGTGCGGTGAATCCTGGAGATACAAAGTCTTCTCCGAAAGCTACACAGGCACGTTCATCAAGCTTACCCGCCACTTCTCTGCCTGTAGCAGAACAGAAAGGAACTGGCGGGAAAGGGACAGGATCTAGCAAAAGCAATCCCACTGTTGATAATCTCTCTGATAGTGCTGAAACAAGGCTGGAAAACGAGCAAGATGAGTCTGCTTGGCAGGAGGCTAAATCAAAATACAACATCACTTTTGTGGAAGGTGGTCGCAAGCAAACTGCACAGGCTTTTATGAAGGCTGCACAGCAGATTCAAAGAGATTTGAATAGCAAGGATCCATCTGTTGTTGAAGCTGCTAGGAATGAAGCGCGGGTGTTGGGCGCTAAGCAAAGAGCACGCGCAAAATACGCACGTAAAACGGGAGGCGATGCAGTGGCGGGTATTATTGCTGAGGAAGCTGATAAGTTTGAAGCTCTTGCTTCTGGGTCAACGACATCCCCTGCACAAACACAGGACACAACCCCGCCTACACCTACACCTCCACCTACAGTGACTGCTGAAGAGCGAGCTGCTGAGGATGCTCGTATTGATCAGGAGGCGGGCGAGGCAACAGCAGAGACTGATGCACCTGAAGTTCAACGTCCTGGGTCACGTTTGAAGGTGACTAAGAAGAAAGCTGTTAAGCAAGAGCCTACGACAACACCGCAGGTTGGGGAAACAAGGACTGTCTACAAGCCTGACGGAACGCCTGTCGAGGTGAGTGTTACCGCTGTAAGCGACAGTGGAGCGTATAGGGGCGACACGCAAAGTGGAGAGAACATCTTGGCTTCAGGCGTTGATCATTTTGAACAAAACCCAACAACTGAAGACAGGGCAATTGTTTCATCTGATATAAGCACTACCAAGAAGTTTCAAGGCGTTAAGATGTCGGAGCTTTCTGATGCTGATTTAGCAACTGCTGATAATGTTCTTACTGAGAGGATTGCAAAAAGGCCTAATGGTAAACAAGCTGCTGATTTTGCTAGTAGAGCGGACTTAACAGCTATTAAGGCTGAGGTGGCACGAAGAGCTTCAGCCACTTCACAGGACACTGTTGGCATTGCTGAACCTGAGACTTCTACGCAGGAAGAACCAGCTTTTGTGAATCTCCTACTCAATGCAGAACAAGAGCGCGAGCAGGAATCTTCTGGTGTTGCTTCTGTCAGTGCAGAACAAGAGCGCGAGCAGGAGTCTAATGATTCTTCAGAATCTGATAGTGTTGATGTTTTAGATACACAGCACAACAGTTTGTCTGATGCTGTAAAGATAGCTACGGATGTGTTGGATGCTCCACAAAATGAAGAGCAAACGGGAGTAAGCTTTAAGGCTATGGTGCAATCTATGGCGCCAGGCTTAGACTTGTCTAATATTGATGTTCAATTCACAGATGGGGACACCACTTTAGGGATTGTTCCTTATGCCTATGCAGACGGACGACAAGCTGATAAGTATACAATTAAGGTTTCAAGAAAGTGGAGAGAACGTTTAGCCAAGCATGTTGGTGTTGATGATTATTCTAAAGCCACTCCAGCTCAGAAGCGCTTGGTTGCTCTGTGGGTGGCACGTGCTGTTGATGAGGAAACACGACACGTAGTTCTCTTTAAAAACACAACACCAGAGCAGCGTGCAGAGATAGCTAAGGATATTCTCGCGGATAAGAAGGCCGTTGAAGTGTTGGGCTTGTATTTTAAAAGGGAAGGTTCTCTCGAGCAACAGGAGAACGAAGATGATGCAAACTTCCATAACCGCATTGTTGCTGAGTTCATAAACATCGTGCAACAACGTGCTGTATACGGGTTGAGCAACTCGGAGTTCATGAACATGGTGGCTGGTCTTTCTGACTCGGTAAGAAAGTTTGTCAGCAGTATATTGCAGCAATTAAAAGCTTATTTGACTGGCAGGCAGGATGTAGAATACTCCCCTGTTGTCCAAGATCACATCAATAAGTTGAACAAAGCAATTGATGTCGTCATGCGTGATAAATCGGCACAGGTGCAGAATGTTCTTCCGACAGAAGAGTTCGTGCCAGCTAAGTTTGATTATCTTCCTCAGCGTGGGGTTGAGCAAGAGCAAGATTTAGAATTAGATTACCTGCGCAGCGTTAATGATTCGCTGTTGCGTCCTGTAGCTGGGGCTGACTTGGATACGATTGATGGGGCTTTTGGTGTGAATGCACAGGGCAATTTGTTTATTAGACTTTCAGCTCAGGTGTTGAAGCAAGTTCAGGCTAGGCTTGCAGATGTGGAGGCAATGAAAGCTCTACAATTAAAAAGAGCATTTCCAAGTCTTGCAACAGTTGTTGCTAATTTTAATAGCCGTAAGGTTTTTGTTAATGCTGTGTCTATCATTGTTGATTACACTAAAAGTGCTTCTGTAAAGGCAGATGTTATCTACAAGAGATACACTAATGCCGTGCATAGTTATAGGAGTGCTTACGATAAGTGGCAAGCCTTGCATGAAGACAAGGTCGCTGAGGCTGCCCCATTGAAGGCAGCTTACGAAAAGTCAAAGTCCGAGGGCAAAGAAGACACGGATTTATTAGATGAATGGTTGCGGGTTGTAGATGATCCAGCTGTGGATCAGGCGCGTAGAGGCGTGGAGAGGTTGCATACTGAGTTGCTTCTAGCAGAGAATGCTATGCCCAAATCTTTTAGGCGAGCTATGTCTACAGTGATGCAGGTTGCTGGTTTGGCTAAGTCAGCCCCTTCTGTTGAATATCTAAAACAACGTGGTTTGGCACTAGGCGCTTCGGTTGAAGCACGACTGGAAAGACAGGCTTTGAGAGAGAGAGCTTTGCAGGCTGTTAAGCCTATGATTCGATTTTTTGAGAACCTAAACTTAACCCCTTTTCTGGGAAACAGCATAAGAAACCATGCTCCTACAAAAGCTCTGATGCGTTTCAATGATGGCAACTTGGACATTGCTGAACTGGGCTTTTTGATGAGCAGGCTAGCTAGGCAAGAAGTGTTTGTCACTATCACTCCACGCATGGTGGCTGACATGATCGGAGTCAAGAATCGCATCATAAGGATGCAGAAGGAAGGTGGCAAATACGACACTAAGAATGATGTTATTTTGAAACGTATTGACGCTGTTTTAGATCACAAGATTGTAAAGTCTATGGATCAGTCTGAGATTGATCGTCACTATGCTTCTGATGTTTTTGCTAGTGACAACTTTGGAACGTCCGTGTTTTTCCTGAGAAAGGATGATACTTTGCGGAAAGATGGAAAGATATCGTATCAGCTCAGCCCTCAGCATTTGGGCGAGTTCGAGGCTGAAGCTTTTAATCAGAAACGTGCCGCTGATGTGAGATATACGATGGGAGCAAACTACTCTGGTCGCATACACAGAGCACACAAGTTGGGTAATATCAGCTTAACTTACAAACAAGCCGTTGAGCGAGGTGATCCAGCAGCTCCACTCACTATAGGCTTGGAGGGCACATCACGAAAGAGTGAAGGAGCTCCAGCTTTGTTGCAGGCTATTGCGGACACTTTGTTGGTAGACGAGATGGGTGTGCCCAACGACAATAAAGCTGACGCTAATAAAGTTGCTATCCCTTTTCCTGGATACATTAAAAAAGGGGCTAAGAATCCAAACATACAACTTGAGTGGACTAAGGCTATAGGGAAGTTTTTTAGGCTTATTAGCGCACAAAACTTAACTGACGAGCAGAAATCATTACACCCAGTTTCACAATATGCTGACGCCATCCTAGAGTTGGCTATACAGCACTATAAGAACCCTTCTATTTACAACTACAACAACCTGATGTTTAGGGTTATGAACCTTTCTGACTTGGTTGTTGAGATGAAGAAACAGGTTGTCAATCAACAGCAGTCAATTGGCGAGTATCGTTTAGATTTCCGTATGTTGGAGAACATTGAGAGGCAGGTGCAGAAAGCCAATGTTTCAAACATAAACCCATTACAATTAGAGCAGTTGTTGGATACCAATACCAGTGTCGATGCGGCCACCGCAGTGATATACAAGGAAGGTGAGAGCAGTGAGTTGTTTACAAACAAGGACGACAGTAACAAACAGACTGAATTGAATGAACAAGCTCGTGTTCATGGCTTGGATTACAAGTCTACTGAAAAAGAGGCAGCGCAGAAACGTAGCTTGATGTTGGCTGTTCTGTTTGATTTAGACATCCGCAAAGCTAAAGATTGGGCCGCTGGATTCAACTCAACACGCGCTTTGGATGCACATCTGTTCGAGAAGTTGGACGATGCTGTTGTCATGTATAACTCTACAACTACTTCCACTGAGAGAATACAGCTTGCTGAGTTGCTAGGGGCTGTAACCATGACCGAGGGGCGCAATGCTGACTTTTATACAGCTTTGCGAGGCATGTCCGAAGAACGACAGCTGCAAGCATTGAGAACGGCTCTTGAACTAGACAAAGAGCAACTTAATTCGGGTGGTTGGAGCAAGTCTTCTGTTGCTTCCTTGATCGAGCACTCACAGTCTGAACAGGCTATCGTCGGCTTGAAAGGCAAAGGTAGCTACGGCAAGGTGGTTATGACTCGTCTCCTTGATTACATACAGCGTTACAATTTGGATGAGGTTTTCATTACATCTTTCATCAACAACGGCAAGGAACACAGACGAGTGGTAGGTGGTGTGACAACACTTGAACACCTGATGGAGCAGACAGGTCGAAAGAGGGCTGTTGTTAATAATATCATTGGGATAATGAAGGGCGTAAGGCGTGCTCGTGCTGACGTTAATCAACTTACACAGGACATTACAATACAGGAAGCCAAGATTAAAGAGCTCACTGATAAAGGTATTACTGAGAAAGAACTAGATGACGCTGCAAACTTGCAGGTCATTGGGAGTTACATAATGAACCTGCCTCCTGGAAAGGTGGATACCCCTACATTCAGGAAGTTGTTTGGTCGTGTAGGGGCTCTTGATAGCACTGAATCCACTACGCAGGAGTTTCTGGGGTCTTTGCTGTCAGAAAAATACGGTGATGTGACAGTTGTTGTTTACGATGCTAGTGGGCTCAACAAGAAAGACGTTGGTTATGAGACTAATCACTTATTATTGAACGAAGCTGGCGAGGTGAAGGCTATTTTGATGGAAGGGGTTGATGGACACTTCTCTACTGGAGCTGAGAAGATTGTCAGTCAATTGACAGTGCATGCTTTGCAGGCTGGTCTCACTGAGGAAACAACACACTCACTTGACAACTTGAAGCTTGCTCTTGATCAATACTTCGCAGGTGATTTTATTGAAGTTCAGACTCAAGCTGAGGTAAGGGCTTTGATGGAGATGCAGACCAAGGTGACTACATTGGATGAGTCTATTTTTGATGACTACAAGCAGAGATCACACCATTGGCAAGTGAGGCAATTAGAGTCTATCAATGCTGACTTAGCTAAAGTTATGGGCTGGGGCAAGGCTACTGGTGATATGTATACGCACTTCAGCGAAATGTCTAATGTGGACTTTATTATGGCTACTTTGCTTAACGACAGGATGAGGCACTACGTCGGGCATATAGCAGCAGGCAACACTACTTTTAACGCTACATCTTCTGCAATTAGTGAGGAGTCTATTGCGAACGCAAATACGTATCTGGAAGTGGGTAAATTTGATGCCTTCTCGGCTGATAACTCAGCTATTGAGCAAGACATGCTGTCTAATGTTGGCGAGGAACTAACTGATGAAGAGTCTGCTAATTTAGGTGCTGGAGCATCTGCTGATACACAGTTTGGCATTTCTCCAGGCACAACATATCTTTCTACCTACTATAAGGATGACAGCGCAGTGAGCGTGTTCCCTCAAATTGTTGGCTTTGCGTTTGATATGATTGCTGCTAGCGACGCGGTGGCTGCAACACCTTCAATAGATTACAAAGGACAAAGGGACGCACAGTCTGATTCGATTCCTTCAGCACACAGTGTAACTGACTTCTTTGATTACACGTTCAAAGAGAAGCAAATCAAAAAGTCAAAGCAAACAGCTCGTGAAAGGATTTGGTTTGGTATAGCGGAATTTAATAAAGAAGACCGCTGGGTTTCTATAAATCATACGAATTACGCAACTCCTGACTCGGGCCTTGTGAATAGCACTGAGTTACGCATGTATCGTGACGCAAAAAGAGCTGCTTTAGAGGTGTATGATGCCTTTAAGGCTAAAATTGATGATCTCAGAAAAACTCAAGAGTCTATAGCAAAGGCGCTTGCAGATTATGATGTTAGCGACACGCCGTTTTTCATCGTTGATCCTACAGACATGATGCATGCTCACTTGAAGCGGGATTATGCAGCAGTAACTGCTCGTCTAAGTAGAGCTGAGTCTTCATTAGCTGGTAGGTTACGTGACGACTACGCTGAAGGCAAAGCCATTGAAGTTGGCTTAGAACAATACGAGACACGGGTGTTGCAGGAGCGCAGCTACAATCGCAGAGCGTTTAAGAATAACCAGCAGTCTAAAGAGATGGCTGTGCAGAGCTCACTGTATAAATCCCCTAGTGATTTCAATTTACAATTACAGTCCACTGTCGATCGTATTTTGCAACAAAGCAACAAGCTCGTTGATGGGGACGTGAATAACCGTTATGCTGAGGAGGAAAGCGTGCCTTTGCCACAAAACGTGGTGAACATAAATGACGACGCAAGCACTTCAGGGTCTGTAGTGCCACAGGTGACTGGATCAAATACTGGTAATGCTGTTCCTTCACACAGTGCTGTTCCGTCTGTGTCTGGAGTGGAGCAATCCCCACAGGCTGAGATCGAGGCTGAGGAATACACGCAGAGGGTGAAGAAGCGTCTCTACAATACAAATGGTAGATACAAAAAGCTTATGGATGAGTCTCCCAATCACCCACAAGCTGTTGAGGTGAATGGTCTTATTTCTACGTTGGCTGATATAGCTACCAATAAGTCATTTAGGATGGAGGTGCGCAATCAGGCTAACTCCACTTTATCCTCTTTGATAGGAGGCAAGTGGTCGCAGTTTTCTAGTAATGCCAATTACCTCAGGAGCTTATCACAAGCGCCAGCTATTATAGATCAGGTTGTGGATGGTCTTAATTTGAAACACAAATCAATTAAAAATAATCCTATATTCCGACATCAACAAGCAGGGATAGCAGACTTGTTTAGTAAAACCAATCAAGCTTTCAAGAGAGGCTTTATGATGATGGGTGAGCAAGACTTCGGTGTGCATGGCAATGCTGGACGTATGCCATACAAGGTGAAACAGACCGATCTTACAGACAGGTTCACCAAAAGCTCTAACCGAGCAGGTGCTTTGTTTATGACACAGGCTTACGTAGGGACTTTGATAACCAACGTGTCCAAAGGTGGGGCTAAGCAACAGAGAAAACAGGTGTTTCGCAACATGTCTGCTCTTATGGAGGGTGCTATAATTAATATAAATAATGCCAAGTTTTTAGACAGGGAAACATTACAGCTGTCGGAGTATGCGCAAGATATTATAAACAAGGCTTTGTCATGGTTTGAGGCTAATGCAAAAGCCACACCACAGCAATTGCATGATTATTTAATGTCCACGCTGAAGGGCGAAAAAGCGGAGATAGCTAAAGGTGTTATTAAAGAAGCTGTAGAGTTTTTCCAAGCTAACCAAGCAGGCACTGAAATCAGAGCGGCTTTTCATGGTAAGGAAGTTGGAGCGTATGAACGATACCTGCCATACCGAGGGTTCGATTTGAATAAAACTGCAGATCTAGGTTTGGATGGTGTTAATGCCGAGCAGTATGTTGATGTCAGTAAGTCTTTTGAGCGTTCACGTTTTGAGTTGAATGATGCTGAACAAACTAGAGGTTTGGACTTCAATGCTTTGCGAGCAATTTTGTCAGGAACAAATGCCCAGCTTTACCATGCTTATACACATGATGCCCTTACAAAGGCTAGGTATGACTTTGGTGGTCTCGGAGTGCATTCAGGTATCAACTCCGCTATTCGCGCACAAGCAATGGCAGACAAGACTCTTAGTAGAGAGCAACAAAACGCATTGATACAGATGAGTGCCACCATGGCACAGGAAGTGGAGCGACAGCGTTTTAACGATTCCAGCCATAACCCACACGCAGGCAAAGTGCTTAATATTGCTAATAGCGCAGGGTCTGCTGGTTATGCAATTACGCTTTCAAGTTTACAGCAGGCCTTCTTACAAACTGTCCCAGGATATCTGGCTTATGTGATTAACCACCCTATAAAAGGGGCAAAGCTCACAAAGAACCTGATTAAAATGGCATTTTCATTCACACAGGGACAGTCTAATCGTTTGGTTGGGTCTAGTTTTGATTCTTACTTTGATGATGTCAGTGGTTTTATTAAGCAGATTGCGCCTGAGATTTATGCTCGTGGTGTTGATGGTATTGACGAATTGAAGCACGGAGCGAGTAAGTTGAACATGAATGAGATTCATTCTTTGACTGATGCCACTCTTGCTGCGGGAACACTCCCCTTCAAAGCAATGAAGACTTTGATGGATTTAGTGTTGCACGCCACTACAGGAGCGCCTGATGCGTTTTTAGTGAGAGCTATTTATGCTACAGAGTTTGAAGCTCGCACTGGAAGGACTATTGGTTCCGACACATTTGACAACATTACTGCTACAGATATAGAAGCCGCTATCATGTCAGATGTAATAGCATTGGATATTATGGCTCAGTCTGATTCTGGTAAAAAAGGTGACTTTTTCCAGCCTGTTCAGCGAGCGGATAAGGCTGGGGCAGCTCTTGAAGTGTTACGCAAATCCGCGGGGGTTTACGCTAACCATCTGCTCAGTAAATCTGCTATGCTGCCAGCTGCTTTTTCCATGTTGAGATCTAAGGATATGAAGTTGCAGGGTGCACGTATTATCTCTGATTGGACATTGCAAATTGTCTTGTTTAACGCACTGAAGATAAGGAGTATTGCTTATCTTACTGGTATTGTTTTGACAGGCAAACCTAATGATGAAGATGAATGGGATGATCTCAATGCTAAGTTGGCATCGGGTGAGGGTCTTACGACGGATGAACAGAAGAGACACGCTTCATTGAAGGTTGAATTTGATGCCTATGATCAGGCTGTGCTGGAGAAACAAAATTCTGTTTTGGAGGCGTGGCATTCGGTTCCTGGCACTGGGAACAAGTCAAAACTATGGACAGGAGATGATTTCATGTATTCGGTGGGAATAAAATCTGCTGTTGAAATGACTGGTATGCTCACTCCAGTAATGGCGATACCAGAAATTAATGGCTTGGTGTTGGATGGAGTGAAAGGGCTTACAGCTCGGGCAACTGGTATTGACTATGCAGGTCGTGGTTCGAAACGAGTTACTGATGATTACACTAGATTCACTGACAAGATGGGTGCTCCTGGTAAGTTTGTCAGTAATCTGATCGTCTCAGGTTCTCATTACGCTATGGCTCAATCCGATTATGAGATGAGTTATGATGATGTGTTATTGGGCTTGTATGCTTTTGGTGGTCTTAGGGAGTCTAGGGCGGCAGTTCAAGATCGAGTGATAGATAAAAACAATTCATACTACCATGTTAAGAAACATAGATCTGCTCCTGGATTGTTTGAGCATCGTCCACAAGCATTGCGTTTTCATAAACTGATGGATAGACCTACTGGATTGAATGATTTTTCTCTGGTTCACCATCCTGCTTCTCGTGTCGACATGAACATGTTTGAAGGCATGAAAATTGAGGAAGTTGATTTGTTGAATCGCCCATATAACGATGGTGATTCTATGCAGATGTCCACTGGGTTTTTGAAGAGCACGAATTACCGCTTAGCTATGATTGACACCTTGGAAACGAGTGGTAAATCGAAGGTTATGCTCGACAGGGTGTATGGTCAGGCACGTGCTACAGGGATAGAGCCTACGAACATTATTCCTACTGGTAAGAAACAAAGTTACATCACTCAGCACGCGCATGTCACTGCTGACAGGGTGTTTATTGTTCATGACAACAAGGTGGGCTTTGAGCGTGACAGAAAGAGCACTGAGCGAGTGGATGCTATCATGTTGGTTGAGAAGGATAACGTCTTATACGATCATGGGTTGAGCATGGCTTACAATGGCGATGCTAGTATCACCTACTACGGCATCAGCCGTTTACCGAAGCAGGTTCAGAAAGAATATAGGGAACGCTACAAGCGAGCTGATGAGGTGCAGAAGAACGGCAGTTTGGGCACGATCAATTCAGCGAGATCGAAAAAGAACCCGAGAACACAATCACAGCAATCACAGCAATCTAAGGTTAAATCACCGAGTGTGAGGAGTGATCCACGGGGTGGTCGTGATTTGCGGCTACTAAGGCGTCTGGGTCGATAGGGCTATCTGGAGGGGTGCTAGCCTAGTGCCTCTGCCCTGATTACATAAACAAGCTAAAGTCTCTCAGAACGCACGTATGGGGCTTTAAAGGCTATACCCTTGATTTACAAGGGTTTGGGGTGTTTGTTACAAAATTTGTTACAGTGCCTTTTGGTTACTTACGTAACTCCTTGCCTATCAATGAAAAAGGGAGAAATGGAGCATAGCGGATTCGAACCGCTGACTCGCCTTGATGGCATTATATGTTGCAAAACTGTTGTATTTGGTCAAGCTTGGAATCCTAGTTTCGTATCTGGAACTACACTTTGTTACATTGTGTTACACTCATGGCTTCACACTACACACGAAAAGGCAGTCCCTACTACTGGATGCGTTATATGGCTCCCGATGGAGCTTGGAAAGCGAAAAGCACAGGTATCCGTGTCAGCACAAATGGCTCCCTGCGTCGTGTTAAGAATATGGTGGATAAGCAGGATTTGGAGGAACAACTATGCAAGGACGATGGTGTTGATGCTGCGTTTAGTAATTGGGTGGTGGCTTGGCTCGATTACCAATTCAAACCTACAACAGCTTGGCGCTATAGGAATGCTTGGACTCGTCTCAGAGAGTTCTTTGATGTTAAGGGTATAGTGCATCCACAGGAGGTGACTTACCAGATATGCCACGAGTATATGCGATGGCGCACTGATCCAGAGATATGCAGGAAAGACTACAGGAAGCCTTGTGCTTGGAACACAGGGCTTACTGAGCTGAGAACACTAGGCACAATTGAACAGGAGGCTGTGAGGAGGGGTTACATTATGGCTAATCCTTGTTCTAGGCTCAGATTGGGGAGAAAGAATGTCACTGAGAAGAGAGAGATTACTGGGGACGAAATTAAACTTATCGAATCCCAAATACACTCCTGCCTCCAGTGGATGCAAGACGCATGGCTTGTCGCAATCAAACAAGGGTGTCGATTAAGTGAGGTGCGAGTGAAGATGGATAATGTTAATATCAACACTGGCGTCATCACATTCGACGCAAAAGGAGGAAAACAGCATAGTGCTCCTCTACATAGAGATTTGTTGCCTTTGATACAAAGGGCTAAAGACGAAGGTAGGGACGTTTTAGTAGACCTGCCTTATGGTAGCGTTCCTTCTAAGAAGTTTGCTGGGTTTTTTAAGAAGCTTGGTATTGAGAATGTCACTTTTCACTCTATCAGGGTCACTGTAGTGACACGTTTAGCTCGGGCTGGGTATAGTGAGAGTCAGACAATGGAATATGTAGGTCATTGCTCGTCTATGGTGCATGCAATATACAGAAAGCTAAAGCCTGCTGATCTCAAGCATCTTGGAGATGCTCTTTGATCTGTTGTTGTCCATTGTTGAGTTTTTTCCTTAAATGCTCAATGTAAGCTTGTGAGGCTCCAGCTTGCTTTGCTAATTCACACACTTCTGCAATGTTTGCTGTGTATGTAAGATTGCCTATAAGTATTTCGTTTGAAAGCTCAACTAGTAAGTTGAATGCTGATTGTTTGTCGTGTGATATATTACACATAAGTATCTTGTTACATAGTTCACTTAGTAAAAGGAATGATGTTTGATCATAGTTTTTCATCTTTCTTGAACAGGATGCCAGGCGAATAGTTTTTCAGCGTGGTTGAATCCTAGTTTGTATGCTCCGAGGCATGCTACTGCTGTGAATATTATTGATAGTAATAGTGTTTTCATGGTTGTTTTTCTTGATAGCGGTTAAAGGTAAATGCAGATACATCTCCGTTTATTACACAAGATTCTAAGTAAGTAAGTAGGTCGTCATAGATTAGTTCTTCTCTTTCTCCGTAGAACTCTTCACGAAATGTTACTTCGTATAGTTTGGTTGTTGTTTCTGTTTTCATGGTTGTTTTTTTTAAGATTTGTTAGTGAGATCAATCCACTGTTTTTGTGTTTTTGTCGTAATTTTTCATGTATTTAGGATGGCTTCTTTTAGCATAGGGTCGAACTGATCTTCGGCATCAGCATAGTAGGGCTTGCCATTGAACAGCCAAGCAACTGTCTTGCCTTGCTCATTGGGGTCGGTTGTGGTGTATGCATCGAAGTGTTGCACACCATTGTCATCTATGTAGTCTGATAATACTTCACGGAATCTGGATTCTGCTTTCATGGCCTTGGCAAGGTGGGAATTAGTTCGTATTTACCTACGTTATAGCAGTCATTGCAGTATACTGATGTTACCTCGAATTCTAACTCTTGCTTTTTTTTATTCCATTGAGCATAGACATCGTAATCTAAGTCTGTTGATTTGCAGGATGGGCAACATGGGGTCATCTTTTCTTTTGTCATGGTTTGGTTTGGTTTGTTTGTTTTGGCTATTCGTTATTGAACAGCACACTACAACCTTGGAGGGTTACACCGTTGTTCTCCAAAGGAATTTCTTCGACGGTGGTGTATTCGGAGTCCAAGGTGTGAGAATACTCTAAGTAATCATCCTCAAAGTCTTCTGCCGCCTTAATGATTTCTTTGCGTGTTGCATTGTCTGGAACCTCTACCTCTCTGTGACTAATGTGAACTTCTCTCACTGCTACATTGTATTTTTTCATTGGTTTGGTTGTTTTTATTGTGTGAGTGATTACTCCTTCGAGGTTGTAGGTGTCGGTCAGCACATCAAGTAAAGCGAACGACCATTCGTCGGGAGCTGATAGGTATGCGTTTTGCATAGCTTGGGCGTTGTAGCCGAGGTCAATCATGCGTTTTGCCACAGTGTTGAGGTCAATAGTCAATAGGTGTTTGGGCATATTAGTATTGGTTTGTGGTTTGTCTTTGAATTTGCTTTGCGGTTAGCTTGTTTTTCATAGGGTCATCATGAAATTGTGCATGATTGGATTGCTCTACGCATATCAAGGAGATGGCTGGGTCACCTAGTGCATTACTTACGGCATCTGTGATTGTGGTAAGTTTGCGCTTGAGGCGCGTGTCTTGCTGGTTAGCGATGTCTAGTATTAGTCTCATGCCTTATTTGATTTGATTTTGTTTTTTATAGCTATCGGCATTCTGTGGTGGCTATTTCTATACATAGAGACGCCATGTATATGTTTTCGTTATTGACCAACTCGACATACCTTGTTTCTGCATCAGCTTTGGGGTTGTTGCCTTCATCAGAGGGAAAAATTTCGTAGTGATCTGTTCCTTTGTCTTTAGTCATGTAACTAACTACGTAGGTGTATTTCTTTTTTACGAAGTCTCTGTTTTTTGTTTCTTCCAATAAGATCATATCAGTGTGTTTATTGTGAGTTCGTACATCAGATCGTTTTTTGTTCCTAACTCATCGAGTTGTTCTTCTGTGGCTATTTCACCATCCACTAGGGCATAGTCTAGAAATGCATCACAAAAGTCTGGATAGTCTGATGGGTCGATTCCATCTATAACTGCGTCGCTTATTACGACGTCTTTGCCTTGTAGGTTGGTAATCATCATAGTGATTTTGGGTTTGGTTTTTTAGCTCTTGTTGAGCTCAAAGATAAATTACTACGGGTGATAGGCCGTTTGTCCTTCGTTACAGGACTCGTACTATTTCAGATGTATCTTGTGGGAATAGTGGCCTAGATTTGCCACCCACAATTAAGAGATAGTTCCTATTCTAGGCACGCCTTCTCTTAATACATCACTCACCTTCCTGCCTCTTTTACAACAGAGGACGCCTCGTAGTGACTCTTCTAGGGGTGGGCGTAGTTTCCCTCCATGCCAATGAATAGTTTAGTTGCCTAAACAGCTTCACGCCCCCTCAGAAATTGTTATTTGTCAGATGGCTTTTTTGTCTTCCAAGATAGCTTACCTAGGCATCTGACGAATAGGTAGTAACTTGTTGCTATCACTTCCCAGTATAGGGAATGTTTGGATTGTCGTATCATGTGCATGAGAAACCTGGTGTCTGCTTCTGCTCTGTCATACTTGTCTGTTTCGTAGTCAAGATCGTGTATTTTGCAGCTGGCGTTGAACTTAACACTAAGTATTTTTCTGATTAACTTAGGTGTCCACCAAGCGCCACAGTGATAGGTTTCTTTGCTTTTCATGAGGTCACTGAGGTTGGTTGGTGTTTGGTCGCATGCACATCCCAGCTTAGAGCTTCAATAATTTCCCACCCTTCCTTAACACTCATCTCATGCATTGTCTTTTGCAGGTGGTCACCCCAGTCGCAGGGTGTAATGTCGAACATAGCGAGGTCATCCATGTGCCAGATGATTGGGTCACATGCTATAACATCAGCGGGGTATCCACTTCCTGGGGTCACCACTCCAAGCCCATGTTTCTTCATAATTGCTTGGCAATCTTTGACTGCTTGTATTTGCTTTTGTTTCATGAGTTTATTATGAATATTGATTTGCCATTGCGTTTGCTATGCCTTGGTATGTAAGACTTCTTTTTTTCCATCTATCGGCTGATGGAGCCAATTTGTTTTGTCCTGTTTTTGTTTGGTTTTGCCAATACCACTTACCTGCTTTGTTTTGATGGCCATGTTCTTCGATGTTTAGAACATGTGTTGGCTCTAGTAAGGGTAGATTTTTAAGCCATAGACACGTGCGTTTGCTTTCTGGGTGTCCATGTTCCCATGGTTGTATAGATTGGTTTGCAGGTCTGATTTTTGTTCCTATGCATCCTACTGGGTTTTCGATAAGGATTTGCTCGGCTTTTGCATTCATAATGCTTTCAACAAAGCTTAATGCTTGTTCTGTTTTTAGCTGACGCTTACCTGATGGATCGTGTTTTGGTAGGTTTCTCCACAATGCTGCTGATGTGAGGTATGTGCATGGAGGGAATGCAAGTATCATGTCCCATTCTTGTTTTAGCAGTAGGGATACGTCACCTAAGGCATGAGGGTTTTTATGACTGCCTTCGCTTGGCAACAGATCACAGGATATTGCGTCATGACCTTTTGCTATAAAGGCATCTCGAACGCGTCCTGAATACTCACAGGCTACTAATATGCGCTTATTGCTTTTAGCTACTGAGATATTTGGCAGTAACGGAGCAACTGCACTTGTGACAATGACTGCCCCTTTGAGGAACTGTTTGAATGTTTTGTCAGCTAGGATTTGCCAGTTGTTACCTTTAGTCATCACAATTTTATCTTTTTGGATGTCAAACTCTACATAATCATTAACGGAGGCTTTGAGTGTCTCTGTGATTTTATCAGTATTTGTGTCGATGATCGGTCGGTGTGGCGTGCCAGATATCTTTCTACTGCCTTCTGGGTTTTTAGTGATTACGATGCTTTCATTGAGCCATTTGATGTCGAATCTATCACCAGCTTTCCAATCCTGGCTGCTTAATGCTACGCCTTCTATCCACAACCTTGCTTTGCCTCTATTGGATCCTATTTTTCTGTTTACTGTTGTTTTCATTTATTCATCCATTTCTTCTAGTGCTTCTATAGCTATTAACACTAACCATATGATGGCACTCATCACCCAAAAGGTGGCGAGTATGAATCCTGCATGCATGCATAGTTCTAGTGTATTCATGTTATTTAATCGTATATGAATACAGGTTGTAGATTGATGTTTTGGTTGCTTGTCCACTCTTCAGATTCGATTTCTAACGAGAATTTAGGGAAGTAGGAGTCCACTATTCCGTCATCATACATTTTGGTTAATTGTGGAAATTCTTCGATGTAGTGTTCGCTAAGCATGCTGGTTAGCCTTGTTTTGAATTGATTTTTTTCAGTAAGGTCAATTTTCAGCATTACACCGATCACTTCTTCGTTATGTGCTTCAGTGACTAGATAGTTGAATTTCATTTTTCTCATGTTTGTGGTATTTTGGGTTGCTTTTCCTCCATTCTAAAACTTCAGATATAGTTGATCGACCATCAGGCATGGGGAATCCTGATCGTTTCATTTTCAGTATAAATCTGTAATGCACACCCATAGCTACTGCGAGCTGCGTGGCATTGAGCAGGGTGATGTCTTTATCAATCTTCATATTCAGACCATTCATATCCTTCTGGTGGTAGTATTTCGTCTAGGTTTGTGCTGTGTGCGATGACGAAGGGTGTGATTTCTTTAATGCTTACATCTCCAAATTCTGTTTCTGCGCCCATGACTAGAGCTTCCACAATATCTTCATTGAATTTGTTTGTTGTGATGTAGTATTCCCAAAAATTGGCAGTGATGTAGTGCTCTACAAACTCTACTTTTTCTTTGGTTTTTCTATGTATTGCTGTTTTGTTCATATTTAGGTTTTGTAGCTGATAATGCCTTGTTCAAACCACTTGGTGTTCCATAGCTCTAGTATTAGCTTTGGATCGTAATCAGGAACTGCGGTGGCTTTGCACTCGCACTTGATCATTGTTGCACCAGGCTCATACCAAATCTTTGGTTTGTGGTGACAGAACATGCACATTTCGATGTGCTTGTTGGGAATTAGGGAGAAGTTGTTGTCAGCTTTTTTTCTGACGTTATACTTCATTGGGCTCTGAAATGTCTGCCCAGACATGTTTCCAGCTATTGCCGTCAATGATGCCCTCGATGTAGGCATTGGCTTCTGGACGTGTTGAAAAGACGATACTGTCTGTTTGTTCTGGAGATATTTTACCTGTTGTTTCAAACACGAGAGCGTCGTCGTCGTATGCTAAGTTTACTACTATCATGGTCTGTATTCGTATTCGCGTTGAAGGTTTCTGTATTCTTGAGGGTCGGTGTGTAGAATTTTGTCCAACTCACTGAATAGGGAAAGTGCTGGGCCGCTTTTGATGCTGTTAATTCTGCTTACTAATTGGCGCACTCTTCCTGATGTGATCAGGTATTTATGACTGACATATTTAATGTCATTTTCGTTTAGGATATATCTCATGATTTATTTATGATGTATTTTGACCACCATATGTCTGCTGCTTTAATGGCATTGCTTGTTTCCTTATCTGGGTTATTTGGCATAGCGGCTATCAATGCTGACATGATGATTGCTGCTTCTTTTATACATTCACTAGCTTCATCAGGCGTAAGTCGTTTTCCGCTTGCTAGCTTGATTTGTTTCCATAGTGGACAGTCTTGTCTTTTACTTACTGTGCTACGATCTTCAGATCCTTTGCCACCATCCCATTGTGCATATCTTTGAGTCATGTTGTTTGTATTGTAAATGTCACGGGTAGTTCTCCGCTTTTGATTAAGTTTTTGATTTTTCTTTTTTGGATTTGCAGGGCTGTTGGCAGATCTTTGCTGACTCCTGCATAGATTGACTTGCCTTTGTAAGGGACATTGACAGTCCATCTGCTCTTCTCAAACTGCCAGTAGATGCCTGTGTGTCCGCTTTTGGCACGTTTGCTGGTCTTGGTTGGCTGTATGGCTCTGAGAGCTGATGTGGCTCGTTGTAGGGCTTCCCACTCTCTAGGAGAGTAGTTTAGCTTCTTAGCTGTTTTCATGTTGTTTTCCATAAGTGCTTTCTATTTCTTTTTGAAGGTTGGCTAATGCTCGCCACGCCACTTTAGTGCTGTGTAACACTCCGTCATCGTCAACTGTCCCTGCATCCATCATATGTCTGGATAGGGCGTCTAGTTCATCACCTGACTTGCTTCTGTCCCAATGTAGTTCTGTGCCTGGATTATGTTGCTCGTTACCAATAAATGAGCATGCTGCTACAGCTTTTATGGCATCAGGGAAGTATTGTAATACTCCTGTATAGATAGGTGTTTGTTTTCTGCGTGTTGTCTTGTCCATCAAATGGGGTGGTTAATATTGGTGAGTATGAGTTAAGCTGTTTGTTAGTCTTTTTATCTTGCGATTATGTTTTTCTGTTTTAAGAGTTGAAGTATGGCTTCAAAACGAAAACAAAACAAAAGAGGTAAGCGTTACACAGAGAAGGAACGATGTGATGCAATTGAGATGGTCAGAGAATATAACAAAGACAACATTCGAGGTGGTTTGACATATGCATCTAAGCAGTTGTCTATCAGTCAGGTAACACTTAGAGGTTGGTTGAACTCAACAGATATTGAGACTGGTTGTGGAGAAGCGGCGGCTTTTCGACGTTTGGCTAAGTTGGCTGACGAGGTGGACGCTTTGAAGCGACAGTTGTCTGCTAAAGAAAAAGAATACCATGATTACAAAGCATCATTGTTTTAAATGTTCAGAATCTTTTGCATGTTGTTAAGATGATCGTCTTCATCGTCTAGGTCGCTGATTTTGTTGTTGAGTAGTGTTTCTACTATCAGGCCAAACATGTTGATTTCACGATCGCATTGATTTCCTGCTATTTTGTATTTTTTTCTTAGCGTCATCCAACCAGTGACTGAAAGAACAATCACATTGTGACTATTCCTAATGGTGGAGTCTCCTTCTCTGTATCTGAACGGAGGTTTGTTTAGGGGATTGTAACTGTTTTTCATGGTTGGATAGTCTCTACCCTCACGAGAAGCATGTAACCGTAAGGGTAGAGAATTAGTGTTATCCGAATGGATTACTTGATGCTACAGCTGCTTGTGGCGCTGCTTGTGCTTGGGGTGGAGCTACAGAATTGGCACTCAATTCTTGCACAATTGCATTCACGAAGGTTTTACGTTGATCACCCCACCTTTTACTTTCCAGCTTACAGGTGGCTGTGACTCGTGATCCTGGTGCAATACCAAGTTGCTCAGGGAGATCCATTCTCTCATATTGCAATTCTAGATCCCATTCGCTTGGGCGTTTGCCAGCAACTGTCACTTCGATAATCCGTTTGGAAAATTTTGGTGAGATTTGCTGTTTTTCGCCAATGCGTTCAACTGTTCCTACGATCGTAGCTTCTACGTTTTCGTTATTCATGTTTTTCTTTTATTATGTTTAGGCTTCTTGCCTGTGTAAGCACCTTAGACGTGCTTAAAATTCTGTTGGGGCATACTCTAGCATCAATGCTTTGCCGTCTTCTTTGACGACGTAAACTGCGTCGAGGTGATCCCATGAGTTGTTTTTTTTGTTTTGCTGACTTGAACACGGAGTGTTGATTGTGCCTCCTGGCTCTAAGTCATCTGTTGTTGCTTTAATGGAAGCTCCGCAAAACGGGCCTCCTACTAATTCGATATAATCTTTTTTTTTATCCATTGGGTTTATTGACAAACACAGCGTGACTGTTGTGTTGTGGGCATACGTGTGAAAATTCGCACCAGCTTTCGCATCGGATGCACCCACCACGTCTGAAGTCGATTTCTTCTCCTTGCTTTAGCTCTTTGAGCGCTTCTTCACTAGATTTGCATAGCTTGCGTGCTCGTTTGTTTTTGGGTTTTTTGAGTGCCCATGTGTCTGGTCTTTTCCAGCGTTCTTCGTCTGTGCATGGTGTGTTGATGCCTTTTTTAGCTCTGACGTGTAATGTCAGTCGTTCGACGATGAATTTCTCTATTACTTCTAGATTGAATGGAGCTTGGTTGACTAGGAGCTGAATGTTTGGAGTTTGAGGGTATGATTTTTGAGTTTCTGCAATAGAAGGATTCCAATCTCTAAACCAGTATTCGACATATGCTTGATCTACGTTCACACCATTCATGATTGCCAACCATGCGTTGACATAGGCTTGATTTACGTGATCTGGTTTAGGCTTGTTTTCTTTGGGTCTGCCGTTGGTTAGTATGAACTTGTAGTCGTTCAATACGTTGTCGTGGATGAAGTCAGGCTTGCCTCCGAGCTTGTATTTCTCCCCATCAATAATAAATTCGTGATAGAATCTTTTCTCAATAATTGCTTCTTTGGGGGCTAGAGTTTCCAGATAAGCATGCAAAGCTGTGCCTAGTAGGGACATATACCCTTTGTATATGGGCATTGCTTTACTGTCGTGAATTTGATTGAGATAAGTAAGTTGTGGTGGCTTAAGTATCTCTGTGACACTGAAGTCTGCGCCTTCTTTACTGTAGTTGTCAGTGCTAAGAGCAGTGATGAGTAGGTTGGATGGTAGTGGCATATTAGTTTATGCAGATTGCATTAGGGTTTTTTGAACTTGCGTTGAATTCACCATCTTTTTTTTCACCAACGATTGGTGTGTAGATAACATTATTGAAGTCATTGCCTTCATCATCAGTTGCAAAGATGACATCCATGTCGTCTAATTCTCCATCTGATGATGCTAGGTTGTTCAATGCGTTGAGGTATTGATGAAATTTCATTGTTGTGATTTTAAGAGGTGTTTTAGAATGGTTTCTTTTCTGGTCTTTGTGTTTTTAGATGTTTCTAGGTTCCATATGTTTTGTTTCCGCATGTAGCCCACTTGTGTTTTGGCAGGTTGTTTCATGATGCGTATGGTTTCTTTGTGTGCTTTGGCTTCATCGAAGCTCACTCCTAGTTTTTCTGCATAAGTGTGAGTTTTGTGACAAGGTTTACACAACAGTCTGTATCCACCTGCTGGGTGGAGCATTCTTTCCATGAACAAACCGACGTCTTCCCAGTCTTTCAAACTCCCAGCAGGTATGATGTGATCGACTTCGATCTTGCTTTGGGCGTAGTCTTTATTGCAAAACTCACAGGTTATTACTTTTTTGGCTCTGCTACCTCTGGGAGCTGGCTTAGCTGCTTGCCGTTTGATGTAGTTTTTAATGGGATTACGTGACCATAATCCACGACGGATTTGACCACGCACCCAACTGAAGTAAGCTGCTTTTGTTTTCCAGATGCTACCTTCGTGTTCCCACGGCTCAACGTTGCTCATGAGTTTGTTAATGCTGCCGCTTCTTCATGACTAATCATGCCTTTTCGCCAGATTTCTAATCCCCAACGTGTATTTACGATTGCGAAATCTACATTGTGCATGTCTTTGATGACACGTTGTAGTAACGTCACTTCTTGTTCTTTGTAGGGAAGTGTAAGTTTTTCGTAGCCGTAGTTTTTCGCGGCTGTTTCTTCAATGGCTACACTACTATATGTTTCGTAACGTTTCTTGTTGCTCACAGTAATTTAGTTCGTGCTTGAAGGTTCAGTGTATTGCTATGACGTTTGGCGATTTCTTTTCTTCGCATTCTGTTCTGATATATCAGTGTGATATTGGTAATCAGTATCAAAAAACAAAGAGCAGATCCGACGAACATTAGGGTATGTAAGGATGGTAGCATGTTTGTAGTATAGTTGACTTATGTTATCTATTAAGATATATCTAATGTATATGTGTGGTAGATATAATACAAACAAAAACTTCCCTCGCCCATACACGTGGAATGAACAGGGAGAGTCACTTACAGTAAAAACTCTTGGTGAGTTATTAAGATTTGTTTCTGCTGTCAGAATACAGCGTGGAGGTGATTTACAGCCTGGATGGCAAGATCGCATTTGTAATCAGATATGTGAAGATCCCATCATGAAATTCAACTGTTCTCAAACAGGTGGACATGATGTCAGGGAGATACAAGCATCTGATGTAAAACGCTTTTTCACTACAGTTGCCAAATGGGCATCTGATGGTGGCACTATGGTGGATTCTGGGGAAGCAGAACGAAGGGCTAGTATATGTGCTGCCTGTCCACAGAACGTGCCTATACGGGGGTGTATGGGCTGTTCTACTATACTACCAAAACTGTTGAAGGTTATTGGTGGTGCGACTACTAGCAAAGACGCACTCTTAAAGGGCTGTAAAATTTGTGGTTGTGAACTTAAAGCTAAGGTTCACTTGCCATCTGACGTGATGGTGGATGGAGAATCTAATTTTCCAGAGCATTGCTGGATTAGGACGGAACAGGAGTAATTATTCTCAAGAAAGATCAGCAAAAGGTTCAGGTGCTAATGGCTTGATGGTGAATCGTTGTGAGTTTTTATCAAACCACAGATTTTCCATAGGGTATTCTCCTGTTGCACGTTGTTTGCGACAGTAGATTTTGCCATCTGGTATGCTACGATCGAAATTACGAATGTCTAGAGCGTCACGTCCATCTTTAGTCATTTCAGCTATGTCTTCGTGTTTTTTGGCATTGCGCCACACTGTGACAATGTTTTCTGGTATGTCACCCCACTCACTTGCACCGCGAATGTCTGCCACTGTTTGAGGACTAGCTGAGTCTTCTCTGTTGCCGCTTTTACGTGGGTGAGCGATGACGAACAGGTGTATGGGGTAGTCTTTGGTGAACTTACGGAACAAGTGTGCAATATTGGCTTGTTCAGCGTTATTGTCACGATTGCTATCTAGGGACATCACGTTATCCACTACAAACCTATTGATGCCTTTGCGTTTGTGAGCGTATGTGAATGTTTCGATTAGCTTTATGGGGTCTGTGCGGTCTACTGAGTTGTAGATTGTGATGAATGGAGCTAATGCATTGAATGCTTTGTTATATTCATCTCGATCATGAGCGATGTTTTTGTTGGCACTGAATTGTTTGAGCATACTTGCTAATGTCATTGTGCTCATTTGTTCGAAGCTGGCAATGGTGGTTTGTATTTGCCTGGATGCATCGAATGCTATTTGATTTGAAATAAACTGGCTTTTACCTTGGCCTGTGAGACCAAATATAAGTGTCATTTCATGCGGGCGAATACGCAAGTCGAAGTTGGGCACGAAGTATTCATCACCTGTGTTTTCGAATCCGTTAAGTAGTAGCTCATAGGTTGATTCTACTAAGCTTGTAGCTTGTATTAGCTCGCCTGATTCTGGTGTTGCTGCTGTTTCGAAGGCTTTGATTAAAGATTCATTTTCGCCTTTGTCGTTTTGTAATACATCACTTGCATCTTTTTTGTTAAGGTTGATGATCTTACATTTGTGAATGCCTAGACGCTTGATGACTTCATTGCCCGCTGTTTGACCTTCGTCATCCATGTCAAATGACAGGTATATGGTGTGAAATTGTTGTAGGTATTCCCAGTCTTCATTTATCCATTGATGGTTTTTGGCTCCAGAGGGGATGCTCACTGCTGGTAAACCAGCTTCATAGTATGACATAGCATCCCAGCGTCCTTCTGTAATAATCAGGGAGCCTTTGGTTTCGTTTGGTGACACTGTCTTTTTGCCAAATAGATTATGTCTGCAATTTTTAGATGACCAAATTTTCTTTTCTCTTGTGTCACTGTATTCAGCTTTGGTGATGTTATCATTGGCATCCATGCTAAGAAAGCATGTGACGTTTGGATCGCGTTTTAGGGATTTGACTTCATAGGCTGATAATGTGTCTTTGGTGATGTAACGTTTTTCGATAGCGTATTTAATCACTTCTTTACTAAGTCTAGCGTAAGACTCGTCATCTGCTAGCCTACGTGGCTTTTGTAGGTTTTGTGGCTCATACTTGCGTTTGGTGCAACTCGTGTAATTGCATCCAAGCCATTCTATTGCACCACCGTAGTCTAGGTTTTTGACACTTTCTATAAGGCTAATCAGGTCGCCTTTTTCGCCAGTAGCGTGGTCATAGTATGCTCCGAATTTGCTTGGATCTAATGATATAGACATGCTGCTACCTTTTTCACCATCAACACTACCTAGCCTAGCTTCGGCTCCTTTGTATTTAGCTTCTGGGTAGATGTCTGATATGATGGCTTTGATGTTTTGTGAGCATGATTGTTTAACTTCACTAGCGTCGTAATATTCTTTGAGCATGATTGTTTATTGGAGCGTGGACAGGCTTCTATTTATCCCTGTCAGGTGAATTATGTAACTACGTGTAACAAGACGCGATGTATTACCTCTCAGAGTTATTTTACGTTTTTGTAAACTTCCAGATTAGGTTCTATCTGAAGGACGATTTTTTGTTTGCTTATTAAATCGTCTGTAAGGGCGTTCTCTTTTACTTTTGTTACTATTTCGTTGAAAGACACGCATATGTATAGCGGCTCTTTCTCTTTCTTGGCGTCTTCGATGGCATTAAGCACATCCATTGCGTCGAGATCTTCAAGCAGATCCACTTCGTCTTTTTTGACGAGGGATGTTAGTGCTCTTGTCTCTTTCACTGTGAGTTTGTGCTCTAGAGCTTTTTGGAGAATCAAAGATTTTTGTTCATCACTTAAACCTTTGGCGTAATGAACTTCTTTGTGGTGAGTGAAGGATAATCCCTCTACTCGCCTGTCTCCCCACCCTAGAAACACAGACTCACTTGTCATCAGCGTGTGATAAGATTTGTCAGTAGCTTCGATTACAAATGATGGGTCGTAGTTATCACCGAAATGATCACGACACACCAAGACGATGTTACCTAGCAACCAACATGATTGATCTTCAATATAGTTGGCTGCGTCTTTTAGGTTTACGATTAGATTAGTGACACTATAGCATTCTTCTAGTGTGGGTGGATTATGTTGATCAATTACCCATTTTTCATCGTCGTATACGAAGTTTGATGCCAGCTCTACTGCCACTGTGTCGATAGCAGTGGAGCTGTTTAGTGCTGTGATTGGGTTTATAGCGTTACTCATTATGGGAGCAGTTTTTCACCAAACCAGGCTTTAGGGACAAATTCTAAGAAGCCAATTGCTGCTTGGTGTGCCTGTTCTGGTGTTACGCCTTCTACCTGTTTCATTTTATTTAGGGTGTCTACGTAGTATTTGCCATAGTAGCTTTGTAGTTGGTCTACGCTGTATGGTGGGGACGGTGGTTCAATTGCTTGAACTGTATGTTGTGTTGTTACTGTATTTTCCATGGTTTCTTTTTTTGGTTGGATGATTGCAAATTTGTCACATTGAATGCTGAAGTCTTTTTTGTATATATTGACTGATACGCCTTTGAGTCCGTCAGGTGTTATTGCTGATTGGACACTGTAGGGGGTGTTATCTTTGAGATTGTTTGTTTGGCTCTCGTGAAATATTCGCAATGTTGAATTTGTGAATCCACTTGTGCAATTTATGTTGTATATACTTACGAAGTTTTCTTTGAGCGGGTATGTTCCTTTTTTGTTGATTACGTTTACGTTTACTGAAGGGATTGATGATTTGTTTGGTAGGGTGAGTGCTTCGGCTAGATTCATGTTTGTTGTGATTATTGATAATCGTTAAGATATCTATTGCTAATACTTCTATATATTCTTTTACTAATGATTCATCTTGTTTTTCGAAGAATTCACATTTGTATTTCATGATGAAGTTGTTGAGTTTTTCATCACTCCATTTATAGTGATCGTCAGGAAGAATACGGCACAAGTAGTGTCCACTTGCTCTGATCAGGGCTTGATTATAAGTCATAAGGATGTGTTTTTTGTTGCGTTTAGCAGGTATAACTCGTTTATGAGGTATTTGTTATCAACAGCATTTACGTCTTTCACTTCATGAACTATACTTAATAGATCATCCATTATATCTATGTAGCTTAGTGTTGTATTGCTAGGTTGATACACTTCATTTTCAGAGTAGTATTTGTCAGTTTGTGAGATAGCGACGCTGATTATATCAGATATGTCATTATATGTGTAATATTGATCGTAACTTACTGTGTCATTGGCAATTAATACATCATAAATATCAATATATCTGCACTCTTCATAAAGAAATTGGCAAATAAAGAAGATGTCTTCGGCTTTATAGTTGTCTGTGAACGGGTTAGCCCAGTCAATATTAGTGAGGTCTAGTTCTTTATCTTCAGTAACCGTATCCTCGATGGTATCCGTATTGATCATAGGTGAGGCTATTTTCCCCTGGGATGGTGTTTTTTTTTCATATCCGTATGCTAAGTTTTTATGCTGGTTCCATTTTGGGTAGACTTTCTTTTTGGTGCATCTGTCTAACCATTCCTCAGGGAAACTGCTGTTTTTAGTAGTAGTGTTTTGCATCAGGATTGTCATCGGTGACGCGATGCAGAAATCAGGCACTTCATCTGGGATGTTTAATTCTTGCATGATCAGTTCTGCGTCAACTAATACAAACTCTTGGTGTGCTGGGCTAACTTTCACTCCGTTTTCGAACTTTGCATTTTCGAACACGTTGAATCTACAGTGTAGTGAACGTTGTGCTTTGTTGCAGTCGCCAATAGTTAGGTGCCATCCGTTTTTTGAACGTTCATCATCAGCATCATCACCACTTTGTGAAGCGGCTGCTTTGTTATGACTGTGGATGGTGCAGTGAGTTTTCTTGAGTGCCTCAGTGACACCAAGTAATTCTACTAATGCGATGTTATCTTCTGATTGCTGATCAAACTTTACGTGTAGTGGGCCATCTGCTTCTTGATGCCAGATAATTGGAACCCACTCTCCGTCTAGTATGGTGAGACTGCACACACCTTCTACATCATTTTTAACACTCATGTGTGTTAGCCATGAAGATATCTGGCGATACAAATCGTAATGTAATCCTGGAAGATGGTTTTGTAGGTGCGTGGCTTTTAGTTTGCGTATAATTTCTTCTTCGTATGTTACTGACGCGCAGTCATATACGATATCAACGGTGTTTGTCTTCTTCATCTTGTGTTTCTTTGGCTTTTGCAATTTCTTCTCTGTATAGTTTTGATTGGTATTCTTCGCCCTTACCACTTTTATAGTGTTCAGCTGCGGTGAATATGATAAGTCGACAGATGTCTTTGAATGTCATGTCGTCGTTTGGCACTCTGGCGGTGAAGAAGTCTTCTGTGTTTTCTCTGATTGTGTAATCAACACCTGCTACACCTAGAGGATCTCTTCGTATTGTGCGGATACAATCGTCTTGCTGTATTGCTGACATGGTTCTGTTGTATGGTTTCATCTTATTTTCAGATACATGTAAGCATGAACCGATTGCAATTTCCTGTGCTGGTAGGTCTAGGATTTCTGCCACTATGTTGGCATCACTTCTACTTTCACTTTTAACTTCACTCCAGCTGAGGTCTGATTTGATGATGCTACTTGAATTCACATATCTCGTATCAGTGTTGTAGTAGAGGATGTTTAAAGATCCTGAGACACTATATTCATGTGCAAATATTGTGATTAGTGATTCAAGGAAGTCAGCGTGGAACCAATCATCGAAAGCGTCCTGTGTTTCCATATCTGTCCATTCACCATATGATAAATGTTTGGAGAAATCTTCTTCAATTGTATTACACACTTGATCCAATAGGTTGCGACGTGAAGGTCTGCCCGTATCTGCTGCCAGAATGAATTTGTGCCAGTGCAAATATCGCACGGAGCAATTATCGCGTATGTGTTTTATAAATTCTTCAGTTTTCATAATGTTATGGTGTAATGTCTTTGATTTGTTTCCAGATTGGCCATGGTGTGCTGACTATTTCTGCAAGGTAGTTGCTTGGGTTGTTGCAAGTGCGTAGTGATTCCCAAATGTGTAGTCCGTGAGATGCTGCACAATAGTTGGCGGCTGGCATCTGGACGTTTTCCTCGATGATTTCCACACCTGCACATGTCTCCTGGCGTCCTTCAGGTAGCTCGTTGAGTTTCCATCGAATGTATGGGTCTTTATTGGTGTATGCATATTCAGGAAGATATAGCCACGCCATAGGTTCCCACTCTTCGTTGCCACATATGATAAGCGGAACATCATGCTTGTTGGCTAGGTTGGCTGCTTGTTGTCGTGCGTCATTGTTATCTACACAGCAGAAGATAAGATCTGTATCTAAGTCTTCGTTACCACGAACCATTTTAGGGACAGCTGTTACGGTTTTGTTGCCTCCGTTGAATATGTTAGCGAGTGTAGTGGCTTTGTTGTCGCCAATGCTATCTGCACTGTAGATTTGACGTGTAATGTTTTTTTCTTCGTAGTCGTCACCATCGTAGATGGTTACGTCCACTACAGGGACAATAGCAGGTAATACCATGGATCCTGTTCCACCTGCTCCGATGAGTGTTACTTTATTGATGTTGATCATAATTGCTGATGCCTGGGGCTAATGTGTTTAATGTGTTTGCCAATGCTTTGCGTTGATCGATGTGATTGGTGAACATCTTGATGAGTTGTTTAGATTTCACGGTATTAAGACTAGAATTGGCAATGAGTTCGATGATTGTGTTGAGCTCAATTTTTGTGTTATGATGTGTATTTAATCTGCTCATGATTTAGTTTGTTTCTTTCATACTTCTGGATGCACACTACGCCGTTTTTATTTGCGTATAGATTAGCTGCACATTGTCGTTGGTCTTGCATATCATTCTCGTGATTAGTTAGCAGGTGGTTGTTACCTGGTGCTGATTCATATGTTGCAATGATGTTTTGTGGCGGGGTGGCAATAGGGAAGGTTTGCTCAAAGCACATCCTGCCGTCGTCGAATACGTTGGTTGTGAGTGCCGCTCTATCGGTGTCATTTGAGAAGATATACATGTGGTTGTGTGCTGAGGAATTATCACCTGTGTGGATGATCATGGTTACATCTTCGATACCAATTGATTGTTGTTCCACCTCTGTGTTTGTTTCGTTGTAGTCAGGGTCTACAAGGTGAATAGTGTCACTTGAGCCTTTATAGATGACGGGCATTTTTGAATATAGAAGGTCACACTTTATGACGTGTGTGATGTATTTGCCGTTAGCGAATATTTTATGCCAAAAATGTCTGTTGTCGTAGGTGAATGGCATGAAGTCTTGCATCACGCATGTGCCGTGAAGCACTTCTTGTGGGAGTGTTGATTTATACTGCACCTCATATAGTTTGGTGATGCCGTTTTCCACTCGTGTTAGGTATGTTGGTTCCATAATATTTTAGATATAAGATAGAGAGATGCCCCAATGCTTGCTACAAAGGGGCATCTCTAGTGTGTTAGGACTTAGATGAAGCTGTGTTCATATATCCAACTTTGATGTCAGGTGTGATGGGTGTATCACAGCTTGCAGCTACTCCATTAACTGTTGGTGTGCCTGTTGCACTAAAGTTGTAATCCTCACGGAATTCAGTAGTGATAAGCTCACCAATGTTGGATGCTGTTGTCTCGTGTAGAACTGGTGTTGATACACCATTATCTACCAAGATGAATTTGCTTGTTCCAGGCATTAGACGTTTGGTTTGTTGTAGCAAAGAGCGTAGGTGTTGCTGGCAGCTTCTAGTTCAGCTGTTTTTGCATCTACGTTTTTTGCGTGGTTAATAATGTTCTGGAAGCTAGGCTTCTCAGAGTTTTTGAGTGCGATGATGTATGCATCACGCTCGTTTTCAGCAACTGAGACAGCGTGACGGCATTCCATCACGACTTGTCTCGCTTGTAGCTCTAAGGACTCAACTTTAAGCTGAGTGTTAGTGGCCTTATTTTCATCCTGATCATCAGACCAGTATTCTTCTATCGTTTTCATATGCTATATGGTATTAGGGAGAGGGTAAGCTCAGTCGGATTTCTACCGACAATTGTGCAAGTTTATCTACTTACAGTGACTTTCGTTGACCGTGATCTTGACGATCTAGATCCACTAGCTACTCATCATGTGCATGAGCATTGAGTGGCATGCGTAGAACGTTCGTGTCGTTGGTGCTAGAAATGTGACTGAATTTCGATAATCCGTAAGTCAACTTACACATATACGGATTCCTTCATTACAGTGATGTAATGTTGTCGTGCATATCATTCACTAGATGATGTGCTTTTTGGATATGAGCTTGGGAAATGATTACCAGTTTCTGGATTACCAGTTACTGCGTTCCTCTTTGAGGTTTTCACGCTTTACTGTGTAGACGTTTAGGTAACTCAGTTCATCTGCAAGTTCTTCAGCGTTGAACTTGTCACGTGACGCTTGCTTTTTGATGGCGAATTGTGCCAACACTACACGATCTGCAATTGCTTGCATGTTGGCTGGCATGTAGTCAGTGAGGACGAGTTTGTCTCTCACTGCTTCTTGGGCATCATCGTATCCAATTTGGATATCGGCATCTGCAAACTCAGGAACTGCGATGGACAATGCTTCTGCTACTTTTTTATCTGTTGCGAATATTACTTTACTCATAATTTTTTTATATTTAGTTTTTTACCGACCTTCCACTGTCACCAGACAGCGGAAAATACACCAAACAACAGGCAGGCGACTTGTCGCCTCGTTCGCCAACGGCGAACAGGAACAGAACAGACAGCGAGAGAAGACAAGAGAACGAAAGACAGCAAACAAAGAGATAACCATATAATATATGTATTATATATATATACGTGATTTGCTTTTGATGACGTGTCAAACCAAAAGACCGAAAAAACCAGCGTGCAAAAAAAAGCCCGCTCGAGCGTGGTGCTCAAACGGGCTTTGTGTGTGTGTGTTTAGTGAGGCAGAAACGCCTTAAGTCCTAGATGCCTAATGGCTTTGTTCTTGTCTTCTTTTGTAGTGAACGCGTTGATTTCTATGGTGTCACCTGGAGTTCTTACAAGGGCAATTTTGCCGTATACAAGCTTTTTGCGATACAAGTTGTCTAAGGCAATCTTACCAAAATGCAGCATTAGTTTGTCGATTTGCTTGAGGAACTTTTTGTCTTCTTTTTTCTTTGACTTGAATGGGTCAATCAAGCCTTCGACAATGAGGATGTCCATAGCTTCACGAAGCCACATGCCACGCTTAGCAATCTTGTTACCATGCTTGTCATACTGGTGGTAGATGTCGCCCCAGAGCACGATGGCGTCTGCTGGTTGCATGTCACCATCCCAGAGTGCCTGAGCAATTTCAGGTATCATAGGACATTCTGGGCACTCAGGGTCAGTGGCGAGGTCTACAAGGTCATCACGTCCCATGTCACGCACTAGCTTGACGTAGGAGTCGATGCCCATTTGCAAGTCAGCAAGCTCGGTGTTGCGTGCATTACCAGCTCGTTTTGAGTTGAATGCCTCAGACAGTGAATCATTGGTGATGTTGTCTGGATTGTTGACACGACCTTTGATAATGAGATCTTCGAGCTCATACATTGTTAATGGTGGGGTGTCATCTTTATCAATGATGCCATTGTCGTTTTCTGTATGCACGATGTTACCTGTATATTTGTCATACTGGTAGTTTGTGGATGAGTTGGCTGTGCTATGTAGCGAGAATAGATACATAGGGAACTCAAGGGTGTTTGCTTGATGGACGCAATCTGTCATGACAAAGCTCATGCTCAGTGTTAGCTCACGTTCTTTCAGGGCTTGTTTGAGGGCTTGTTTGCGTAGGAGTGCGTCTTGTTGTCTGTCCCCTGTCATTTCTGGCAAGGCGTCACAGGCTTTGAGTATCTTGGTGATAATGCTGAAGCGTGTGGCTTGAGGATCGTCCCAGTATGCGCGACTGGTCTTTCTAATGGGTCTTTTGGCTTTCTTGTCGTAAACATACATCAGTTTGCGTGTGTCGTATTTAACACCGATCTGTGGCATGTGTGCTACAACGTAGAACTCTTCGTGTTCTGTTGCCCAGTTGTCTGCGTTACTTGCTATCCAGGCGTCACGTCTGCGCTTGTTCTCAGCGATTTCACGCGCTTCGATGCTGGCAGCTAGTATTGGCCCTACTTGTTCTTCTTCAATATTTGTTGACTGTTCGTCAATCCACTTGTTTGCCATCTCGCTTAATGCTCGCTCGAACTCAAAAGGAGTGAATCCTATCATTTGATCAGCCACACGTTGAGCTGATTGCTGTAAAGAGAGTTGAACCTTGTCCCTGTTATTTCTCTTGTATAGGGATAGTTCGTCACGGCTTAGTGATGGTAGGTTGCCTTGATTGATGAGCTGGTATTGATTGATGAACTTTTCTTGCTTTCTTGCTTTTTTCTTTTTGTTTTTGATACGTTGTTGTTTATCGAGGATATCTGTATATGATAATTCGATGCCATTTGCTGTTTGTATTGTTGTTGTTGTGTTCATAAATATGTGTTTTGTTTTGTAATAGTTGCACGATTGATAGCAATCTCTGTTAGTTTTTTGTTGTTAGGTGAATAAAAATGAGCTTTGTCTGCACCCTTTGTAAGTTCTTAATGGTTAGAAGGATATTTGTTTTGTGACATATTTTTTAGGGGGTTCATCACGTAAGGATTTGTTAATAGTTTGACTTTGCATACTTTTCATGATACTTATGCAGATATGCATTAGTAAGTGGACAGGTCGACTTACTTAGACGTTCACGTGACGTCACTGATTGAAATATATATACTCAATTCAGTGTCACCATACGGGTGATCTTGCAGGTGAACGTGGTTGATACGTGTCTACCTATTGCCTATTGTTTGTAGGACATTTCTGTATTTTGCGTAGTTTAGTTGCAACTAACGTATTAGTTGTCACGAATGTATATTCGCCATGAAGGCGGGGCTATTCTCGGCTTATACCGTGATGAACTAAAAACGTGCTATAATATAGCTATGTCTAGTTTGTCTGATCGAAGGAAGAGTGATCCTAGAAAGTTACCTATTCCCTGGGCTGAGGTGGAAGCTTTGTATTGTGCTGGGCACAGTGGAGCTGATATTGCAGAGGAATATGCTGATACAGGACTCACTGTGGGCAATTTAAGGAGACGAGCATCATCTGAATGCTGGCCTACTCCTCATAATCTTCGTAAGAGAGCTAATGAGCTCATTAAGCAAGCTGAGAAGGGTGAGTTGTCTAATAGAGCTAATGATCCAGTGGAGGCGTTAGCACAGCGTGTAGCCACACAGCAACTAGATCATCAAAATCAGGTGTTGGACATCACGGGTCAAGCCCTCACTGACTTGAAAGAGAGTGGTAGAAAGATCATAAGATCAGCACATGACTTCGAGCTGATTGATCGGGTTGCTAGAAGAACAATGGACTTGGATAAGGAGGATGAGACAAAGAACTTAGCTATTAACATAAATTCATTTGCTCACCCCCCTACACCTGTCGAGGGCTCTGTTGTGGATATTGATTAAGCCTACCAGTTGGCGTTGTAGATCACTTCTTTGCCTGCACGTAGTGCGTCATAGGCGTGTCCTAAGAACTCTATGTCCAACTCTCGATTGAATTCACATTCTCTAGTGTCACTGCCATAAAAGAATCCTTTTGTTTCAGGTAGTGTTTTGTCGTGAATAGCATCTTCCAACTTTAGTAAGTCTTCTAATGTTATAGACATATCCATGCAGTTCATGCTGCCTTCCGAGTTTTTGTCTTGCCACAGCATTTCCATCCATCCTTGCAGGGCGTTGTGTTTGCGCCACTGTTGGATGAGTTTTTCTTCTGCGTCACTGTCTTTGTCTCTTGTATATGCGTATTGGTCTAATCCCATGGTATTCTTGGTTGTTGTTTGTTGTTGGTTGGTTGAAAGATATGTAAAGAGATTTGTGTCTCTATTTTGTAAATCGACAGCATAGGGACAGTGACAGCATCGGAGATGCCCTGCTCCCTGCGTTTCATCATTTGAGTGCGGTTTGTGAGTGCGGTTCGTGAGTGCTTCGTGCTGCCGAAGACGAGCTTGCGAGTTGCAGGCTGTAAAGCCAGAGGGCGTAAGCCCGACAGCTGTTGAGGCGAAGCCTCCTGGGTGCGGCTCGTGAACCCGTCTGTCTGCCTAAGACGAGCTCGCGAGTTGCAGGCTATAGAGCGAACGGGCGCAAGCCCGTCAGCTGCTGCGAATGGAGAGAAAGCAAACCCCAGCCGAAGGCCGGGGCTTGCTTGAACGAATGAGACTTAGAAAGGTGCTGACTCAGAACGTGTCACGTAAGCTTTAATACGTGTTTTCATCACCTTAATGGTGCATGTGTAGTGGACATATCCATTACCCTCTCGTGAGTAGTCACGAAATTTGAATCCGTGACAGAGGATATCGTCATACACTTTTGAATATGTTTGAGGGTTGCCAGACTCTCTCTTAAGGCTACCGTCCTTATTTTTAGCTGCGTGACAAAGCTTGTAGCCATCTCTGGCGAGATTAACCTCAGCGTCGGTGAGAATGTGACCGTCCTTGGGAATTGGACGCGATGTGATCTCGTTGAGGAAATCCGCGATGCGTTGAACGGGTTGCTTATACTTAAAAGGCTGAAGGACTTCAGGCTTAGGAGACACCTCGACGTTATTTGTAACATTTACATTAGACATAATATTAGTTTGGTTTGCAGGAGACACAAGTCGTCGTTCCAATAGTGAAACAGCCAAATTAGCGGCGTAGTCGATCGGAAGAATACCGAAAGACAACCGACAGCGCATCGCCCTACGCAGTAGAAAGGGCGGTAAAAGATTAAAAACTCACACCCTTACACTCAGTGCCGCTGATCACTCAGTGCCACTGACACACACCGCCAAAACGAAAGTCGGGGAGAAAAAAAGAAACGCACACGATATACGACACACAACTTCAGGAGCAAACTACCTTTTATCCGTAGGAGAGAACAACACACACCTTGAGATGATATCATTGCCTTTAGATGCCACACAGCAGAGAGAGAGAGAGCCTACGCAATAGGAACCAAGATGAAGAATACAAACTCAATCAGTGTCACCTATCAGTGTCACCTATCGGTGTCTATAAGCATGTCAGTGCCATCTATTGGTGTCTTTATGCATTGCCTACGCACTAGCCAGTGTCTACATGCATGTCAGTGTCACCATACATTGTCGTCATGCATTGCCGTCATGCATTGCCGTCATGCATTGTGTGTCCTCCCCCCCTCTTTGGTCACCTTTATTTGTTGTCTATATTAGTTGGACATACATATGTATTTAATGTAATGCTAATAAGAGTAATGTGAGCCGTTTAAGCATATCTACAGTGTTTGTGTAGCCGACAGTGCCTACGACGTCTTAGAACGTCCGTATGAGCCGCTAAAGGCATAACAGCAGTTTAGACACCTGCTTAGGTGTGATTTATCTCCCTCTATGTGGGATACATGTGTGGTTAGTAAGCCACCAGCATAAGGATATAGCAGGCGACCAACATGAGGGTGAATACGACGCCCTCTATGAGGGTGATTATTAGCGATTTCATGATGATGTTAATAGGTTGTTGATAAGGGTATTGGTGAGGTCGACAGCCATATCTAGGTTGCTTATCTCATTGAGCACTTCCTCCTGTTCTTCGAGGCACTCAGCAGACTCACCATGTTGGATCATGCAGTAGTGTTGCTTGAGTTCTGCGTATGACTCTTCGTATTTACAGAGTTCTTCTTGTAGGTATTCGAGGTTGTTCATGGTGCTAGTTGGGTAAGTGCCATTCCTGGGTTGAGACTAGAACGACAGCCTTGTCTGCTGTCTTCTCGAAGGAGAATACGTAGAAGCCACTGTTTGAACCCCATACTTGGAAGAAGCCTTTATGCTTAACCCCCTCTTTACGGAGGGCTTTACGTAGCGACTTGGCGTATTTACGTGGTTGCGGGCGATGTGCTACAGCACGTTCGTTGAAGTCGGTGGACTCGGACAGAAACATGAGGTATCCATCTATTAAGAGTTGTTCTTCTGATGTGGGTTGTTCTTCTGGTTGCATAATATTGGTTTGTTTGTTGAGGCACGTGGACGTCATCGGCAGATTACCGAAAGACAAACACCCAGTTCCCCTTACGTAGTAAGCAAAGGGGAAAAGAGACACAGTCTTCTGAACACGGAGGATGTGTGTCTGCACGCTAGCTGTGTGCGGCTCGTGAGTGAGTCGTGTGAACACGTCTCGTGAGTGCATCTCGTGAGTGCGTCATGTCTAGGCTTGGCATGAGCTTCGCTCATGACATCGAGACGACGAGGAACGAGGCGGCGAGCTGTATTGGAGGGGCTACGGGTGGGGGGTGATGGGGCCACCCGTGTGAGCGGAGAAGAAAGACTGAAAGGACCCCTCAGCAAAAAATATATAAAATCGGCATTTTAGTCGTAACTAAAGTTACGTCACTAAAGATCGCTGACTAAAGTTACTCCTAAAGATCGCTCCTAAAGGGACAGGGTGATAGCGGGGTGTGCTAACGTGGGTGGTGGGGGGTGCAGACGAGCATGTGGGCTGGTGGACATATCATTAAGATATGTGTATAAAGATATACATGGCAGACGAAACGCAGTGTAGGGACAGCTCAGCACAGGAAGGTGCGAGAGTGTGCCCTGTATGTAATAGGGAGTGGCGAGAGATGGGGGTGGGCGAAGGGGATCACCCTGAATGGGACGTTGATAACAACAGGATGGCCCAGTGGGATGAATTTTTAACAGACGAAGAAAAGTAGAATCAATGAATATACACGAAAGTAACTTGGAGCGTTTAGGCGCAATATTGTATGGCAACTTTATGTTGCACGTTTCTGGAGATAATGGGTTTAAGCCGTATTCCGAGCTAGACGATTTGGATCAAGAGGGGTGGAAATCGGTGGCTAGGACGGCGATTGTTATTACGACACAACAACTGGATGACCATTTGAAAACGGGATTGCAGGAGTTTGAAGTGATGGAGAACGGGGTGGTGGTGAAAAAGCAGTTATTGGATTTAGGATAATGAACATCAAGGTGTTGGACACGTATTCTGGGGAGAAGGTGTGGTCGAGCGAGATCGACGCTGATGACATCTGCTTTGGTGGGTGGAGTTGTGATTGTATGAGAGCCACTTTGTTTAATCCACGTAGGACATGTGGCTGTGCAGACGGAGGTGATTGTCGTGGGCATGAGAGGTGGATTGTTGTTGATCGTTTTTGTGTGAACGAGACGGACGATAGTGAGCTGCCCACTATGCATGAGTGCAACCACAATTACCCAGAGGAGCTGTTGGTGGTGAATGGAGTGGAGCTAGATTAGTAGGCAATAACTTATGTATTTATACGACTCTTTAATGGCTGATAGAATGTATGATACGGTGGCTCGAGCTTTTATTGCGGGAGCGCCAGACGAGGAACAAGCTGACAAGGCACGTGCTGTCTTCCAGGCTTCTGACGAGGGGTGGAGGGTGGTGGCACGGACACTGGCTCAGTTGTCCCCTTCCCTACTGAGGGTGAGTGATTTGTCACGTATTACGACTGCTATACATAGAACGATCCCCCAGTTTTATTACGAGCTGCAAGTGCCAGCGCCACGATTGGAGAAGGTGGAGAAGATTGCACCATACGCTACAGATTTATAGGTATATGACACATAATGTATTGAGAGATTTAATTTTAGAGGGGGCTCCTAGTAAGTTGGATGCGGATGAGGCCATGTTGTCTATGCATCACAGCTCTTACACTTCTTATTCTTTTCGGATTATCAACATGATGAAGCAGAGGAATCTTACGCCTGCACAGGAGGAAGACCTTGTTGTTACGTTCTCGATTAATTTTTACACGGCAGATCTACAAAGGTGGAGACGCACAGGGACATTTAACAAACAAAACCATGAAGAATAACTGGAAAATAAGTAAGATGAATGACGTTTCCTTGATGGAAATCGACGTGTGTGACAAGCCTGTTGAGGCTGGATGGGAACAATGGATATTGCTTACCAGTGATTGGCACTGGGATAATGATCATTGTGATTTAAAGAAGCTGACAGAAGATTTTGATTTAGCACGGGAGCGGGATGCTGCGGTGTTTGCCTTTGGAGATTTGTTCTGCTTGATGCAGGGGCGTTATGATCCACGTAGAGCGAGGAGTGGGATGCGTCCATCACTAGATTGTGATAATTACTTAGATGCTGTGGTGGCACAGGCAGATGAGTTTTTTCATCCGTATGCAAAGAACCTGGCGTTAGCCACACGAGGCAATCACGAGATTAGCAATATGCGTAATAACGAGACTGACGTTATTGAACGTTTTTGTGAGCGTATGCGTTGGTCTGAGTCACCAGTGATTACTGGGGGCATTGGAGGATGGGTGTTTTTGAGATGCACGATGAATGGCAAGCGACAAACACTGAAGCTGGCTTATCACCATGGAGCTGGTGGAGGAGGCCCAGCTACGAAGGGTACGCCTAAGCACGGCAAGAGAGCGATGTATCTGCCACAGGCTGATATCTTCGTGAGTGGGCACATTCATGAGCGTTGGAGTATTACTAACGTGCAGGAGCAAGTGAGCAGGTATGGCACGAGGTCGCTGAAAGATCAGACGCACATATGTTTGCCGACATACAAGCAAGAGTATGATCCATCTGGGTATGATTTCCACAACCTCAATGAGCGCCCGCCTAAGCCATTGGGAGGCTGTTGGTTGCGTTTACACATGAACAAAGATGGTGTGTTACAATATGATCATATTTTTACATAAGAGATGACCAAGGATACAATGATAATTAGTGAGTGGGCGAGGATGTGGAGTGTTCCTGTATGGAAGGCACATGTTCGTCTCACACAACTGTGGAAGGATGGTATAGTGGAGAAGCAAATTATGTATATCAAACAAAAGCCTTATGAAGCGTATGCTTTGATTTGCAATAACTCGAACGAGCGCAAGCACCTTGCTTTTTCTAATTCCTAAGCATGTCGAACATCTCCACTTCACGCACATCCACTGAGTTTGAACGCTATGGACTGAGGTGGGATACGCAATGGCATAACGATTTATACATCGAGCTGTATTGCTACCTGCACCATCCATCACCCGAAGGCGAAGGTGGTAGGTTGAAGCAGCTCGAGCATTACTGGAATGCTGTGGATATACTGTGGAACAACAACCCACGTAGTCCACGTAAGGTGGTGAGGAACGATTGGACGAACGACATGACTACGGGCATGATCTACAATCGTTATTGTGCTTTAGCAGGGTCTGGTAGTAGCGGGAAGAGCGACAGCATGGCTGTCTATGGCATTGTTAATTACATGGCTTCGCCACTGAACACGAAGGTGTTGCTTACGTCTACGACACTGACAGCGGCAAAGCTCCGTGTATGGAAGAGTGTTAGTGAGCTATGGTTGAAGGAGTTTCCAGGCAAGATGGTGCAATCAAACTGTCTGATTAAGGGCTACAATAAGGTGGGCATCCTGTCTGAGGAGACGGGTTTGAAGCTGATTCCCGCAGCTGGAAGTAGTTCTACTGAGATTGATCAGGGCTTTATTGGAATTAAGCAGGACAGGGTGATCGCACTACTTGATGAGTTGAGTGAAATACCTATGGGTGTTCTCAATGCTTGCTACTCCAACTTGGAGACAAACCCCCATTTTGAGCTTAAGGCTGCATCCAACCCTAATTTATACACGGATCCTTTTGGTGTGTTTTCAGAGCCAGCAGATGGCTGGAACAGCATTACTGAGGATGATTACAAATGGAAAACATCACGTGGTGTGTGTTACCGCTTTGATGCGGAGAAGAGTCCAAACATTAAGGCGGGCAGAGTGATCTACCCGTGGTTGCCTTCACAAACTTCGATAGACATGGCAAAGAATGATTATGGTGAGAACAGTCGTTTCTTCTACCGAATGTTTAAGGCTTTTTGGTTTGCAGGGGCAAGTGATGAGACAATCTACACTGAGGGTGAGTTGATTACTAATAAAGCGAACAAGAAGATAGATATTAGCGAGTATGCAGGTGAAGCTAAACGTGATGTGATAGTGGCTGGAGGAGATCCCGCTTATACGCAGGGTGGGGACAGGTTTCCTGTGGTTTATGGACAAGTGGTGCAGCTTAAAGGGAAGTCTGTCTTGGAGGTGTTGGGTTACGAGATACTAAAAGATGACTTGTCTAAGGATCAGGCGGGTCGGAGTTATAACAGTGTGCGGTTGATGCAGGAGCTAGCAGTGAAACATAGTATATCTCCAGAGAACTTTGGATACGACATGACTGGAGCTGGTATACCTTTTCGTGACATTGTTGTAAGTCAGTGGTCTAGCCTACCTATGGGTGTTAATTTTGGTGGTGCTCCCTCTAAGCTACAAATCAGTCCTGTAGATAAGCGTTTAGGCGCAGATGTTTATGCTAACAGGGTGAGTGAGATATGGGTGAGGATGAAAGGCTTGGTGAGGGAGGGCAGAATCAGAGGTTTACCCCCAGAGATCATCAAGGAGATTTGTGAGAGGCGTTGGCATAAGAACATGCTTACTAGCAGTAAGAAGCTACGCATTGAAAGCAAGGTGGACATGAAGCATCGAGGTTTGAAAAGTCCAGATTTAGCTGATGCTTTTTTTGTTTTGTGTGAAGTGGCAATACGTAACGGGTTGATGGGACAGATGGAGACTATCGAAGTGGATCGACGAGCATCTAGCAGTTGGGAAGAAGCTGCTGCCTACCATGACATTGTTGGTTTAAGTGACACATCATTAGACTACTAGCAAACCGACATCATTGACATATCTTAATTAATATGTTATACACATAATCGCATGAACATACTTGTAACTATCACAAAGCCTTTTGATGGCTATCGCCAGCAGCTGTTAAGCACAATGCAAGAGTCTAAATATACGGACGATCATTTGTATGTTGTTTGCTCATCTTACGAAGCTGAATACAACACGTCTACTTTAGAGGCTTTTGGTGATCTGTTTGATAGCATCACTATGTGTCCATTTAGTATTGCTCCTTACGAGCAGGACAAGTGTTCTGTTGAGGATTACACGAACGAGCTGGTAGGCTACAATTTGTGGAAGCTGAACATTGAGGGCGAGACACTTTACGTCCCACTTGGCTATGTCCCGACAACAAAGACATGGAATAAGGATGTTAGGGGGGCATTCAGGGAGAGTGGCAAGCAGTTTATGGGCGCAGTGACTGGTGACGATGATGAATGTTACATAAACGGCTATTTTGTAGCTGATGCAGAGTTTTTCACGAGCAATCCGTGCATTAGAGGGTATCGCAAAGGCTTATACTTCATGTATAAAGCACGTAATTACACCAACAGGAGCTTGGAAGTGAGTGATTCTGGCTTGTTTAAAGCAATCGACACTCTTTCCCCTGTTGAAGCTGTCACACCACCTATTGTTGAGCAGGAGGTGGTGGTTGACCCTCCCTCCCCTGTCCTGGATACGCCCGCACCTAAGGCTAAGAAAGCAGCCAAGAAAAGGAAGAAGGCGAAGAAGAAGATTTCAAAAACAGCACTCAAGAAGGCCGAACGAGATCTGAAGAAAACAAAAGACCAACAACAAGCTGACAAAACCCCTGATTAATCAATGTCCCATATTATGCAAGATGATACAGAAAAGGCTCTTAAAACTTACGAGAGTTCTAACGAGGGGGACACCCCCACCGCACCAAAGGAGCGTCTTAAGAATGCTATGGTGTTGAGATCTATTCATCACCACCTTGTAGATCAGGACGAAGCGAGTGAGCGCAACAGGGCTAAGGTGCAGAACTTGAAGGACTTCAAACCCCCTCTTGATGAGGGTATTTTGCGTAAGCGAGGGCAAGGAAGTCGTTTCAACATCAACTTTGGTGAAACTTCATCTATTATCAATGAAGCGCAAAGCCAATACATAGATAGCTTTATATCTCCAGAGCACCTGATTGAGATTAAACTTGGTCGCAACTTGTATGAGCCATCTGACGGAGATCGCTGGCAACGCATCATGTCTGATGAGTTTACCAAAATGATTCGAGCATGGGATGGTGGTTTATTTGAGTATTTAACACTTATTGATCAGTTTGTGACGCATGGCATCGGCATTGGTTACTTCGAGGACAGCACAACGTGGCAATGGAAAGGCAGCGGTTTGCGTGAGTTTAAGTTTCCTAGACGCACACAAGCCACTCCAGACTCGGTTGAGATGTGTACGTGCGAAGCTTTCCTTACACCTACTGAGTTGAGCGAGAAGATTGCTGATGAAGAAGCGGCAACAGCATTGGGTTGGGATGTTAAGGCTGTTAAGCACGCTTTGCAGTCGGCTAATGATGAACTATACGACAGCGACAGTCCTGAGGAGGTGCAGGAGCAACAGAAAGCGAACGACATGGAAGAAGACGGACACAATAATGTGTTTAGTCCAATCAGAGTGGTTCACGCCTGGGTGAAGGAGCACGACGGCACTGTCAGCACATACATCTGCACTAAAAACCCTACAATGCATGAAGGGCAGACAAATAAAGACATATCAAAGCGCTACCTGTTCAAGCGACAAGGTGAGTATAGAGATTTGAGCGAGGCATTGCACATTTTTCCCTTCTACACTGGCAATAAAGGCAACATCTACACGATACGTGGACTGGGGTATATGATGTATCCGCAAGGCATGGCTTCAAACCTGATGCAGTGTGCTTTGTTGGACAGTGCCAAGGATAGCTTATCTATAAAATACATCTCACCTAGCGAGAAGGCTATTACACGTATTCCTATTATTCATGCAGGGCCAGCTACCCTGATTCCTCCACACTTACAGATCGCGGAGAACCAGAAGGCTCCAAACCTACAACAATCAGCAATGCCAGCATTGGATTTGCTTAGTGGGCAGATGAATAAGAAGAGCGTTAGTAGCACTATGTCTAGCGTATTTAACGACGCACCTGATAGACGTAGTAAGTTTGAACTTACTGCTGCTTTGGAGCATTTCAACAGCTTGAACAGTAGTGCTATGTTGCTCTTTTCTAGACCTTGGCGCTCTCTCTTAACACAGTCAGTGCAGCGTGCCTTTGATCCAATACAGAATGTTCTCACTGAGTCGGGCAAGCTTGCAAAGCGTATGCAGAACGCATGCATGCAACGTGGAGTGCCGCCTGAAGTGATGCGCACAATCGACGTTCACGAGACAAAGACAGGGTTGCCATCGGGGCCTGGTGGCAAGGCAGCTCGTGCTGCACAATACGAAGCTGCTGCCTCTTTGTATACAGCGATGGATGACTCTGGTCGCCAATTCTTTAATAGAGATCGTATGATTGATATCATGGGGCCTGAGAAAGCCAATAGGTATATTAACACAGAGGAAGTGCCACGAGAGCTTGTAGATCACTCGATTGCACGCCTTGAGAATAACGATTTGATGGAGGGTAGTGAGATTGACCCAAGTAACTCAGAGAATTACTCAGTGCATCTACGTATACACATTGCTGCATTGATGCAGGGTATACAGCAAGTGGAGGAAGGTGCGGTTGACTTGGTTGAGATGACTAAGCAGCTGTATGAATTGTTTATTCACACTACGAAGACATTTGAAATTGCGGTTGTTCCTGAGGCACAGCTTGAGGAGATGAATATCTACAAACAACAACTTCAGCAGATTGGCGAGTATATCAATAATGGTATGCGAGAGCTACAGAAGATGGAGCGTGAAGGCGAAGGTCAAGAGCAACAGGGTGAAGCTAATGGGGATGAAGTGAAGTCACAGCTTGAGCAACAGAAGAAGCAGTTGGAGATGCAGATGAAAGCTGAGTCTCATATGCAGAAGATACAGCAAGCAGGTGAAACACACGCACAGAAGCTAGCTTTAGAGCGTCAGAAGGCTTTGCAAGACTTGGCTATTAATGATGCCAAAGGGGCTCAGGTGGTGCGACAGAAGAATCAATGATAACTAGAGAACAACTAGCGAGCAACCAAGATGGATTCAAATCGGTGGTGGAGAGTGGAGCTTTTAGCTCACTGGAAGCCTGGTTTGAACAACATTCACTACAGGGCAACCCCACTGCGGCTTCCATACAGGATTTAGGCGAAGTGTATATACGCGAGAGTGGTATAAAATCTGTGTTTAGATCCTTTAGGGAGTTTGCACAGGGTGCTTCTGGAGACAAGCCTGCCGATTCTTTTGAAGAAGAGGCACTCGAAGATGACACTGAAACAATGCTTAACTAAAAAACTATGGACAACGACGACATAACTAACGACCAGACCGAAGAGCCAGCAGGCTTGCTAGAACGCTTTGACGAGCTGTTTGAAGAAGGAGGTGTGCCCAAGAACGGCACAGCTGAAGTTTTATCTGGAGACGACATGTCTATGGATGAGCCCACTAAAGAAAAACCCGTACAGGAAAGCGTACAGGAAGACGCTGAGGAAGCCACATCGAATGATGAGCAGGAAGATGCAGAGGATGACGCTACTACTGAATCTGATGAGTCTGCCAGCACTGATGTTGACGAGGCTGAAGAAACAGGTGATGTTTTTGATAAGGAAACTCAGGACAAGATTACTGATATGGAGAACGATCCACATCCAGGCATCAAGTTTGCTGAATTACGTCAACAGCTTAAGGAGAAAGAGCAAGAGTTGGCTACAATTAAGAGTGAAGGAGTGAATACTGACGAGATGCAGCAGTTTAAGTTGAAAGCTGAGAAGTCAGACCAACTTGAGTCACGATTAAAGGACTTAGAGTCTCGATTAAGTGTAGTTGATTTTGAAAGCACTCCAGAGTTTGCGCGACAGGTGCTCGAGCCATTTGAAGAGGTGGCTGTTCTTAGCGAAACAATAGAGAAGGCTAATAGCTTGGATAAAGATGCTATTCTCAACGCTGTAGTGAACACTGACGAGGCTGGGCAGAGTGCTGCTATTGAGCGTATTGTTGAAGAACACAACTTGAGCCGAAGAGATGAGACTAGAGTGTATAAAATGGCTGATAAGGTGTTGCACATCAACGCCAAGCGAGACAACCTAGAGCGACAGGCTACAGAACGTCTGGCAGAGCTTAAGCAGATGGAGGTGACTCAAGAGGCACAAACTATGGAGCAACAACGCTCACGGTTACGTGAATCAGTGAAGTCCACTTTCGAGCGTTATGAGGGCAGGCTTCCTGGGTTTGTTACAGATGACGGCAAGCCTAATGAAGCATGGACTAAGATGCAATCTGAAGCACTAGACGTTGATCTCAGTGACTACGATGATCAGGCGCATGCTATTTTTGCCGCCAATGCTTTACCTAGTGTGCTCGAGCAAGTGAGTAGTTTGTCGAAGGAACTGAAAGAGAAGAACTTGCTTCTTTCACGAATGACAAATGCTAAGCCTAAGGTGAGCACACCATCTTCTCCAACACAGAAGAGTGACTCAAATGATTCTGACACCTTTATGGACAGGCTAGCTAAGTTTGAATTCTAGGATTTGATTAGTGTTGATATAAAAGGCGTGCGTAGGTTTCTATTGTTTTCTGCGTGCGCCTTTTTTGCTGGTTTTCACCAAACTTGACAAAACCTAAAACATATGTTATAAGATAGGCGAACTTCTTTGCAATAGTTCTCAATCTTTCTGCAACGCTTTGCTCAGTAGCGTTATTTCTGCTCTAAAACGTATTACTTCATGTTGATGCATATCATTTGTATCAGCGAACTAACGCGCCTTAGAGCGCACAAATATAACATTACAATAAAATGGCAAACCTACTAGCTAACTTCATGCAAGAAGAAGCAAGCCGTCTCGCTGGAGACATTGATCGCAAGATCACCAAGTTTTCACCTTACCTTTCACAGGTTCCGAAGAAAGCTTGGCCTGACCGCATGGGTCACACAATTACCAACGTCGTTTGGGATCGTTCCTTCCCCGCATCTGAGAATGCATGGCAGGATATCGTTACTGCTGATGGAAACAACAACGTATGTCTGCCACCAGCAGACCTTGTTGAGTTCACACAGACCACATATAACACAAGCCTTGCTACCAAGCATGTCAAGAGTCCTCAGTTCTGTATTGATGACTTGAAGGTTAAGTGGAAAGCTGTCGAGCAGATGGGTAACATCACTCGTATTCTTGGCGACGTCGTTAAGAAGTATGAGAGTGAGCGTGCACGTCTGAACTACCAAGCTCGTTGCGACCAAAAAGTTGTCGCTGATGCATCTCTTACATCTACTGATCAATCCTCACTTATTACATCAGCTACTGATGGAGGTATTGTTGGTGATGCTAAGTTTGCTGACAGTGACGCAGTGAGTATCGCAACACACGGCATCCTTGATTACTTCCACAGCTACCTCGATCGTGAGGGCGCTGGTGAGCACGCTGCTGCTCAAGACGGAGGTGGTTACATCTACAAGCTGATTACATCTGCTGAGCACTCACAGTGGTTACGCAAGTCTGACTCTTCTGTAAGAACTGACTTCCGTGAGTCTTCTTCTGCTGATGTTCTTCTCAAGGGATTGGGTATTACCCACACCTACAACGGATATGCACACATCATTGACCCAGTGCCACGTCGCTTTAAGCGTAACGCTGCTCTGGTTGAGAACAATGGTTGGGAAGAAGTTCCCGCATATGTTGACGCAGGTAATGGAAGCTGGATTCAAAACCCAGAGTATCGCACAGCTCCTTACGAGGATCTCGTGATTTACATCTCTTCTGTGATGGACTGCATGGTTCCCGTTCCAGAAAGCTCCATTGGGGACGCTAAGTTTAAGTCACAGAACTATCGTGGTGACTTCCGCTTCTTGAACATCCTTCACGAAGACGACAACCCACTTGGTAACCTTGGCCGTTTCTACGGACGACTTACCAACGGATTTAAGACCCGCCATCCTGAGTATGGCATCACAATCCGTCATCAGCGTGCTCCACTTGAGTTGGATCTCGTTGACGTTACCGCCTAACCTAAACCGCCAACCTGTCAGAACGCCTGGCAGGTTGGCATATCTTTTCCCGCGTTGTTCATGGGCGCTCCTCGTCTTTGTTTATCAGGGGCGGGGAGCAATTATACATAATGAAAAATTTTACACTTACAGAGAGCAGTCCAGTTTACACGTTGTATCAAAACCAACGTTTTTTATCAGTTACAGTTAGCGGTTCTGCGTTTGGAGATAGACAGCTGTTAATCGAAGAGAGAGATAATACCGGCACATGGAGTTTAGCACATGGAGCTCCTATTATAGCTTCTGATCACGATGGCTTTACAATAGCATCAAAGGTGGTTGGACAGCGTTTACGATTTAAGGCCATTGGCACAGGGTCATGCAATATTGTTATTACAACTAATGAAACAACTGCGATAACAAATCAATTCATTTCAACAGGAGGTGGTGGCTCTGCCATTGAAGCAGAGCAACAGGAAGCAAGGGATTATTTAGAAGGAGAATTGTTTTACTTTGGAGGTTTGCTTTGGAGAGTGTCAGCTGATGCTCCAGAGGGGGAAACACCTACGACTAATCCAGAAAAGTTCGAACTGATTGGTGGTGAAAACATAGAACCACAAACAGCAACTCTTACTGCTGGTGTTATTGCTTATGATGTAAGTAGTGGATCTAATGCTACGTTGCTTTTAGACGCTGACGCCACAGCGCTCACTTTAACTAATGCATCAACAGGCGACAGTGGTCTCATCGAGATTACACAAGACGCAACTGGCGGCCATGTAGTAAATCTTACTGCTGGTGAATTAGTTTTAGCGGGCGATCTTGCTGATTTAGCCGCCATTACACCAACAACAGGAGTGGCCACTTTGGGGTGGTATAAACATGATAACGGAGCAAACGATGTTTATTTATATGTTAGCTCAGCAACTTAATTACAACTCAACATGAAATATAGATTAATACTTACAGAAGAACTGAAGCTAGCCTTTAAACCAGTTGGAGGCTTGCCCTTGTCTATCACTCGTGACACTCCCCCGCCAGTAACACCTAGCGGTTATGCTTATGTTGAAGATGAGGCACAACCTACTGATGAACTAGGTGTAGGTATGATGTGGTCTAGATTGCTGACAGACACAAGATACGGGTGGGTTCAAGTTGAAACAGTAGATGCCGAAGCGGAATGGTTGGAGCTTCCCGCATGGCGTATACGTGCAGTTGCTAAACTCACTCCCTTTGGTGATGGCACTCTCATGGATGGTGTCGATGCTGCTATTGCTGGGATTACAGACCCTCAAGAGAAGGCTATTGCTGAGGAGGTGTTTTACCACGGCAATACACTGAGACGTGATTCAACACTGCTTGTTACAATGGCTGCTGGCTTGGGCGTATCGGACGAAGACTTGGACACCTTGTTTGAGACAGCATTTGCTATTGAAGTGTGAGCTTAAAATTTCCAATATCATTACTGGGTAAAAGAGGTGGTGAAGCATCTCTTTGCCAGTATAATGGGTCTTGTGACATACCTGACCCAGCTACAACTTATATCTTCAATGCTTCGTGTGGGGTTATAAAGTCATCTGCTGCGACAGGCTTACCGCAGAACTGGGCGAATGGCGGTTATATTGGGACGAATGTAGTATACACTATTCATATAGGCACAAACCTAACTACATGGGGTAATAGTTTATTTAGAGCAAACCCTCAGATAGAAGAGGTTTATGTGCCTCCAACGTCCACTGCTTGTGGCATCTATGCTTTTTACGATTGTTCATCACTACACACTGTAACTTTTGGTGGTAGTTATCATGCTTTTGGTGCTTATAGCTTTAGATACTGTAACAATTTAACAACAGCAAACTTTTGCAGTCCGTCTCCTGTTGGCGGTATAACTGGTGGTAGTTATGGAACATTTGCTGATTGTCCAAACTTAACTGAAATACATGTTCCAGAAAACGGATGGGCTGGTATTACTACGAAGTATGATAGAACTATTGTGCGTGACTTGCCTCCTGCTGAGATACTACCAGAAAACACATACGCATTCGATGCTAGTGATAATGTTTACAAGATGGTAACTGGAAACATCCCTAATAATTTTGCCCGTTACGTCAACCCTGTAAGCTCAATTCAAATAGGAACTAATGCTGCATATATAGGGAGTGCAGCATTTAGGGGTCATGATTGTTCTGAGATAAATATACCTTCCAACATTACAGGCATTGGTAATGATGCTTTTTTCCAAGGTTCACAAACAAATGTAGCTCTCAACTTTAGCGAGGGTTTACAGACGATTGGAGGTAGTGCGTTTCAAACCACACGATACGCAGGAGACATTTTCCTGCCTACTTCTCTAACCAGTGTAGCTAACGTAGCTTTCTCTAAAATCAACGGAGACAGCACAGTGAGGGATTACTACATAAACTCACCAGCAAGCATATTCACTGGCGCACAGGTTTTCAATTACCACAAAGTGACAGATACAATTTACGTCCATGCTGATTACCTGTCGCAATATGATGCAACATGGAAGACAGCACAAGCACCAGCGGGTATTACTATTGCTGAGTGGACATCATACCCAGATCCAATGCCATGAGTTTAAAGTTTCCAATATCATTAACAGGTAAAAGAGGTGGTGATATACCAGACAGTATTACTTTGATGCCTGTGTATTATGCTGATCTTGATGATGCTACTGGCACTACACAAATCGGTCCGACAAACCTAGCTCCAGTTACATCTAGTGGAACAGGCACCGTAACAGCCAATCCTACTGGTGCGCCAGATGGACAGGGTTCTTCAGTAGTTAGCGCAACCGCAGGATTCACCCGTGGTGGTTATGCTAGTACATTAAACATGGCTAATATTAATGCATACTCTGTTAGCTGTTGGTTCAAAGCTGATCAAGTTTTAGGTTCTGGAGCTACAAAAGGACAGCGAGTAGCATATTGGGGTAAGATAAATGAGGAAAACTTTCAGTTTCTAGCTGGCAACTCTACTGGTGACATATTGTCTTATAGCCCTAGAAAAACCAACCCAGACATTACAGCTGGATCTTTACAAGCAGGAGAATGGTATCACGTTGTAGCAACATGGGACTATACTGAATATAAATTTTATGTGAATGGTGTTTTGATAGACACAAAACCAACAACCATTAATAGCCTATGGTTGGGTAGTGGAGCTTTATGGATTGGTCGTGACGTTTATAATGACTCTAGATATAATTTCGCGGGAGAGGTGGCGATGTTTGGGTTGTGGAGAGAGGTTATTACATCAGATGATGTGCTATATTTGTATAACGGGGGTATGGGAAGAAGGTTTGCAGATATAACATTATGAGTTTAAAATTTCCAATATCATTATTAGGTAAAAGAGGTGGAGGGCTTGACTTAACACAAGATTTGCACAGGTGGTTTGAAGATGGTGACAGGCTGGATAAGGTTACAGGCACAGTCACTCTTGATCAACCAAGAGGCACTGCCACTTTATCACCGCCACCAAACTTTACTGGGACATTTGACCCAGCTAGAGATTGGAGTCAGGCGACTAGGTTTAGTGGAATTAATTTTTCAGCTTATACTGTGTTTATGGTGACAGCAAGAAAGTCAACTTCTGGTTATCGAGCTATATGGTCAACAGAGGGTTACAATTTAGGAGATGAATTGATAGAGGCTGCTAATACAAAGTTGCTTGCTAGAGTGAGCGGAGGAGGGCAGCAACCATTACAGATTTCTACAAACCAATGGAATACAATAGTTTATGCTAAAGATGGTAATACGGCAAAAGTTTACATAGATGGGGTTGTTGTATCAGAGCGCACTGGCAACAACCCAACGACAAAGCATTATAAAGTGTGGGATTGTCAATACACCTCATTTGCACAGTTTGGCACAGCAAACAGGACTTGGGGGCAGGAGGAGGTGGACGCTTTTCACAACGGAGGATCTTTTATGAAATACGCAGATTTATAACTGAAATTTGCTCACAGAACAGAACGCCTGGAACTGTGTTATAATGTAGGGGCAAACAACCATCTGATTATATGACAAATTTACTTACACGTTTAAAAGAAGAGTCTACATGGCGAGGGATTATTACTGTGGCCACTTTGGCTGGGCTAGCTTTATCACCTGAGCAAGCAGATGCTATTGTTAAGGCTGGATTGGCACTTATTTCAGCTATTTGGATCTTCACCCCAGAAAAGAAATAATGAAGAAGCTAATTATTACAGCGTTGTTTGTGTGTCTTTCATCATGTGCTGATATGCCTATTTCGTTTGGCTTGGAAGCTAATGGTATGAACGCATCTTATTCATCTAAAGGAGGCTTAGTGATAGGCTTGCAGCCAGCAATCCTTGTTGAGAATTCAGGCAAGTGAAAGTATGTATTGATGCAGGCCACGGAGGCAGCGATGTAGGGGCGTTAGGGCCATCTGGACTACGAGAGTCTGAAATGGCTCTAGACGTCTGTAAACGCATTGAGAGGCTATTAAAGCCCTATGTGGAGGTTGTTATGACCCGCAGTAGTGATGTGTTTTTATCGTTGAGTGAAAGAGCCGAAATCTGCAATGACGCTAAGTGTTCATTGTTTGTTTCATACCACTTTAATTCAGCTTCTACACTAGCTAATGGGTGGGAGATTTTTACTACAAGACGAGACAACAATTCAGACAAGTTAGCCACAAGCATAGGCGAGGCTCACGCCTTGCAGTTCCCGAACCAGTATGCGCGATGTGACTGGTCAGATGGGGACATTGATAAGGAGGCTAATTTTGCTGTGATACGGAAAGCAAACTGTCCAGCGGTGTTGATGGAGGGTGAATTTATACACTCACTTTTGGGGGAAGGCTTTATTAATAACGACAATAACAGAGAGAAAATGGCAAAGGCTGTGTTTGAGGGGGTTGTAAGTTATTTAGATGTAAAAACAACACAGGTGGAGGAGCTGACGAACGAGCAGCGTCTACTTAGGTTGGAGCAACATTTAGGATTGGTATGACATCATTAACATTATTAATTATACTTACAGGCGCATCTACAGTGTTGTTGTCAATTTATGTAGCTTGTCGTTTTTACCAACATCAACGTAAGATGCAGGGTGATTCAAAGGCTCTGACAGGGGCACTAATGTATCAGCTTGCTGGTGAGGCGGTGATAGGACTGGGCACGCTTGCTTTCGCTGTAGCGGCGCATACAGGGCATTTGCCACGTATCAGTATTGAGATACAGAGTGCTTTGCGCTTATTGATGTTTATGGCGACATCTTTCACAACTTGGCATCTGTGTTGCACGATTAACTTTATTCGAGATCATGATTGATTATAACGTATTACTAACCGAGACAGGAGCAGTGGGTGTGGCTATTGCTGGTTTTTTTATTATATCTAAGTTCTTCGTTAAGACGATTAACGAACGTGATGAGGTTCATAGAATGTTTTTGCAAGACATTATGTCCGAGGACAGATCTATGAGGGAGGAGGATCGTTTGTCACGAACCGAGGATCGAGAGGCTAGAGCAGCCGACAGGAAAGAGCACAGCGAGTCATACAGCAAGTTGAGTGACGCATTAGACAAGTTGTCTGATGAACTGAGGCGTTAAAGACATTTGCGACAAACACGGATTGGTCAATCTTATGTTATAATAGCAGTCATAAATCATGGCTAGCAAACAACCTCGTCTATCTAATCCATCTTCTGGCGTTTTCCGAGTTCTTGAGAACGTTTCCCCTGACATACGGGATTTTGTTTTTTACATTGTAGTGGATAGCCGTTTGGCTAACTACAGGCTGCCTGAGTATGGTTCGCTTTATCCTGGCCCATTGGGCGTGGATATAGAGGATCCTTGGCCACCACCAGGGGTTCCACCTCAAATGGTGAGCCGCTTTGAGAAGCATAAGCTGTGCTATGTAACTCCAGACGATGAGGAGGGCATGATGCGTTGGTATTACGCAGCACCACGGGAAGAGCAGGACAAATACAATTACGAGTATACGGAACCAAAATCGGATGGCGAAGGTTATCCTAGATACACACGAACTTTTTTCGAGCTTCGTTCAGATAATAGAGATTTTTTTGACTCTTATGACATAGGTAATAATGCTCAATCAGAGCAAGGGAAGCATTTTTTGAATTACGGTGAAGGCGACTCTTCAAATGAAACCCCAGAGTTTGAGGATTTCAACTACACAGGACAGGACATACAACGTGTTCCAGATAAGAATTTAGATGGTTTATTCCAGCTGGTGATACGCACATACGAGAAGCTGTGCGATAAGACGACACTTAGCGAGTCTGATCGTTTTGGTCGCATTGAAAACACAACAACATTTCTCACACAGTCATTTGACACCAATGTTCCTAGCCCAGAGCCGCCTGAGGTGGGTGATGAGTGGCCTGCAGAAGGCTCTGGTCGCTATGTTATTGACGTCAATGTAAGGCAGGTGGGTTGCTCCACTATGCGTCGGCTTGATGTGTCTACAGTGGAGGTTCCTACTGAGCCAATTGTTGACGAGTCTATAGACGAGAGGTTTTGCAGTATTGTTACTAAGCGTTGGGTGGACTTCTATCAGGAGCTTCCCGCTATTGGCAGTGATGACCCTAGTGACAATACACGAGTGGTTATTAACGCTTCTTACAAGGGTATTGGGCAGAGTGATCTTAGGGAATATACGATAAGTTATGGTCAGTTCCCCACCCCAGCGGTTTCTGAAACTAGAGAAGATTCCGAGTATTGTCGTGTTAATGTTCATCGTTTTTACGACAAGGAAACTTCTTTTGCCTTACCTACAATTGGTGACACTTACGAAGGTGAGGTGGTTATTGATGCTCAATCTAAAGATATTTCTTGTGGTGATGTTCGTGGCTTTACTATTTCAACAGCCATCCTACCTACCGCACATATTGTCACATTAAACACGGATGATGCTTGGTGCGATACTCTTACCGAGACAAACGTAGATTTATCTGGAAATGCTGATCCTTTGCCTGCTCTTGGTGATTTGTCCACGACACATACTGGTCGTTATGTGGTGGATGCAAAGCGTCAAGACTTGAGCTGTGATGGCTTGGTTAAGACAACTGTTACCTATGCGACAGTGCCTTCTGTGCCCGTTACGACACAATCTGATCATCCAGATTACTGCACACTCAATTCAGATGCGTTTTACCAGTTGGATGGATACACTTTGCCTGCACAAGGCGATGCCTACAGTGGCGGTGTGGTTGTTAAGTCTACGGCACAAGACTTAAACTGTGGCGGCATTATCAAGGTGAGTATTGATTATATCTTACTACCTACTGCCCCACGATACGAGCATAGGGAAGACGACATGTATTGTGGTGTAGAAAAAGAAGTTTACTTTGATGTGGATACACACACAACTCCTGCTTTGGGTAGTCTCTATGGTGCGGGGAGAGTCCTCGATATTGAATCAGCGGATATTGGCTGCGGTGGGATAACACGATATAGTGTAACAAGCGGCGTGGTTCCTAGTCCAATCAAGGTGGGAGAGAGAACAGACAATGAACAGTGTAGGATTAGAACTGAGACATTTGTCGACGTTAATGATTACACAATACCAGCATTGGATTCAGCACACGCTGCTGACCCAACCCTGAAGGTTGTAGATACAAGCTCAACGCCTTTAGGGTGCAGAGGTATTAGCACATACGTCATAACTTACGCAGTGATCCCGAGTCCTGCACGGCAGAAAGAAAGAGAGGATGAGGTGTTTGGTCGTGTTACTGAATACACGCTTTATGATTTACTGGGGTCATTTTTATTACCTTCACATGGAGATATTTATGAGTCAGAAAGAGTTATCTCAGCTGAGGCAATAGATGTTAATTGCGGTGACTTAAGGAAGTATGTTATTAGCACTGCTGCTATACCAACTGCTATCAGGACTTCACAAAGCGAAGACAATGTATTTTGTTCATTGAACACAGAGACCTGGGTGGATTTGTCTGGTTACGTCCCCCCTCTCAAAGGGGGTTTGCACAATGGATCTACAGTTGTTGATGTTTCTACACGTGAAATCAACTTGGGAGGTTTGCAGGAGGTCAAGATCACTACGGGCACATTGCCTAGTGAGACAACTATACAATCACGAACTGATGATGATCGTTGCCGAATAGTGACGGAGAGTTTCGCTGCGGATTCTAGTGTTTATTCTTTACCAGCATTGGATTCCTCTCATGCGCAAGACGGCGACTTGAAGGTAGTAAACACATCTGAGACTCCTTACGGTTGTGGCGGTATATTCAAGTATGATGTCACATACGCAGTGATTCCTAGTCCTCCAAGGGAGATGGAACGTGAAGACCTAGAGTTTGGGCGAGTTACTGAATACACCTTTTACGACCTGCTAGGTGCGTTTCCTTTACCCTCAATAGGTGGCCTTTACGAACAGAAGTATGTTATTAGAGCTGAGGCTGTTGACGTGAATTGTGGTAGCTTACGCAAATACAAGGTAGAGACAATAGATCTCCCTACTAATCTCAAGACAACAATAACTGAGGATCCTGAGTTTTGTCAGACAACTACAGAGACTCATTATGACCTCACTTCATCGCAATTACCGAGTGTTGGCGACCCTGCAACGACTGGTTATGTTATAGATGCAAACAAGCAGGCTTTTGATACTGGTATCATTTCTAAGTTTACAGTCAAATCGGCAGTTTTGCCTACAGCTGAAATAACTGTTAAAGGGTCTCATGAGCTTTTTTGTAATGTTACAGATGTAACTTATTATTGTTTGACAGCGGACAAGCCTACTTTCGAAAGAGGTGATGACGACCCAAGTAATGCTGGCAATGTTGTTGTCGATTTTGATTTTACTTCATTGAATTGCGATGAGCTAACTAAGGTTAAGTATAAGAGTGGCTCAGTACCTTCTGAGGCGCTTGTTGGATGGAAGGTAAACGAGGTTACAGGCGAGCTTGAGGAATATACCAAACAGGTAATCAAGAGCACAGAGATTGATACCTACAAGCAAGATGTTGATGAGAATGGTGTTTTTGTCGGCATCGAGCATTATGGTTGTGGCTTGTCTATTGTAGAACAAGGCGTGATGAAGCCTTTTGATAATTTAGAATATTTTACTACAATCAGTTACAGCTTCCCCCCTGTTTTAGGTGAGTTTCTTCTTTATGTTTGGTCATTACGTAAGGGTGGTTCGGAAATATATCCACAATATGTTTATTCAAAACATGCATACAACGGGCCGTGTGCTGCACGCATAGTCGAGGTGTGGACTGAGGCTTTACCTACACCTGCAGTTCCTATCACGTTGCAGCCTACCCCTTTGGTTTATTCTTGCCCAATGTATCGAGTGGGAAGCCAGGCCTGTTTACACCCGCTAGTTACTTTCAGGTGTGATTTTGGAACGTCACATAAGAAGTATAGGTTAAGTGCTGGTTCAACTTTAGCTATCCCTGCCACAACTTATACGGACTGGCCAGCAGCGGAGTTTTTGGCAGCGTGGACATGCAGGCCAGCGTATGGTGGTTACATCGCTAAGTCTGTCTTCGTCACTCCTCCGACACCATAACTTTTTTATTCTTAATAATTCATGAGTAATCACCGCAAAGATCAACTTACTAAAGGTGGGGAACACAATCCTGAGCCTAGCACTGAGGGCGGTGAGATTTATCCTGTTTATACAAACTATCCTGAACAACCTTATGACAACACTGAGCAGGAACTTGATAACTATGATTATACCGCTTGTAGGTTTGAGTGTAACGTAGCTGATGGGGATTTGACAATAGCAGAAGGCTCTTTGTCTATTGCTACAATGGAAGACACACAGATAGTTAATACTATCTACCCTCTTGTTGGGGGTGTTTCTATTGCTGCTGCGGAAGATCAGATTGCTACTATTGCTATAACTGGCGCAGACAAAGTGTGGGTTTGTTTAACTTACTCAGGTGGAGTGGCTGAAGTTCATAACTTCAATGATTCAGAGAGGCAATCGTGGGTGATTGATAATGG